CTCGGAGCCGATATACAGCCGCAGGCGGTTCGGCTTTTCCCGGATGCACCGCATATAGAACCCCGGCTCCTCCGAACTGTTCGGCTCTACGTGGATCTCCACGCCTTTCAGCGGGCAGGGGCACCGCAGTACGAGGTCAAGGTGCTTGTCGCGCCACTCGAACAGCGGGTCAAGGTCTGCTGACGAAATCTTGATCTTATCCATGGCAACCCTTGTTCATCGCACGATAACTGAGCTTCCGCAGCTCCTCGGCAGTGATTCCCTTGACGGTGAATAGCATCCCGTCGAAGTCCGGTCCATACGGTTCAAACCTTGGCTCGATCCTCGTCACGATCAGCTTCGTCATGTCCAGTAACTCCCGAACCCTGCCAGACCAAAAGTAGTGTTCTGTGTACGTCTGGTCTCCGAAAGCCCGGAGGTAGACCTTTTCTTCTCTGATGCCGCAGAGTCGGAACGCTCTGCTCAGGGTGATAGCGTCAAGGCTATTGTCTCGTCGGTCTCTCTCCAATGCGTCCCTGCGAAGCGTTTTCCAAGCAATGGCGATCTCAAGATGCTCAAGATCGACCATCTTGTTGCCGGGGTCTGGGATCACCTTGTCGATGACGGCTATTGCTTCCTTTACTTTCATTCAGTTCCCTCCGTTTCTGCGAGTGCCGCGGCAAGGTCTTGGAGCATCTTGTCAATGGCCTCTGCATCGTCCAGCAGTTGCCGGATCGTTCCGGGGACGCCGTTCTTGCCTCGGCCTTCGACCCACATTTCAGCGTGTTCATCATGGTCGAAAATAGAACACCAGATCGCCGGCCGGCGACCAATTTTCAAGCATCGCGTCGCCGTCCGAGTCGATCTCTACGCTCCAATCGCGGTTTTCGCAGATTTCTCTCTACTTGTCGGTGATCTTCATAGCATTTACCCTCAAACCCACGCCGGTCGCACCGGTGTATCAGGCAGAGCAAACAGCCAGTCGATCACTTCCTGCGGTACGTCCTCATGAAGCCAAGCGGTTCCGTACTTATAGCCGCATACCGGGCACGGCTTGCAGAGGATTCCGCGAGGATCGTCTTTGAAGTCTACCCATCCTCGTGTCTTCTTCTCAGTCGCCCGGTACACGCTGCTGTTGCTCCACGGCTCGTAATACTGAGCCTGTTCTTCGTTGATAGGGTCGTACACGTCCATCGAGGACGGGAGCGCAGCGTAGAAGATCTGCTCTGCGTCCGGCGTGAACGGCTCCCCTCTGCGCAGATGCGCGAGAGCCTCTTCCTCTGCTGCTCTCTGCTTCTCGTAGGCCTCGCGCTTCAATTTGTACCGGTACAGGGTCATTTCCTCTTTGGCCTGTTCGAGCCATCCGAGCTCTCGCTGGTGCTGGCAAGCTGCGTTCATCCCGTTCAGGTGCCAGCGATCCCAGATGTCGCAGAACTTGTCCAGCATTTCCCGGTTCCATCCGGCAGCGGGGGTCCCGGCGCGGATCGCATCGGTGCACTGTCCGGCGCTCCCTTGGCAGTCGCCACTCGGCAACGGCCCGATGACGCCGCAGATGCTCAGCTCTTTGCCATCCCACTCTATCTTGCAGAAGCCTTTGGCTTTCAGCTTGTTCCCCCTATTGCTCAACGCATCGCAGATGGCAGGCATCACGACCTTCTTCACGCCGTTTCCCTCCCTTCCTTTGCCAGCCGGATGATCTCGGCGATGTTCCGGCTCATAAGCTCCGTGCAATCTTCGAGGCGGCTGAGGATGATGCTCTCCAGCTCCTTGCAGATCGTCGTCGGGTTGATCTCCCGGCAGTTGCAATGCACCGTCAGGATCAGCTCGTCGAACGTGATCGGATCGAACAGATTGTCGTCTGTCGTCAGATCATCGCCCAACTTCCAGTTTCTTTCCATGACTTCCCTCCGTTTCTTTCTACAGGCAGGCGCAAAACTCAGCCAAACGCCACCACATGGCGTAGGTGGTAGTGCGCATCTTCACGCTCTCCGGGCAGCCCGTCTTGAGCAGCCACTTCTTCGCGTCCCGGATGATGCAGTTGCACAGCTCGCGCTCGCTCTCGGTGAAGCGTTCCGCATACAGCCGCTTGCGCTTCCCGGTCTCCCAGATCGCCCGGCTTGCGGTCTCCCCTATGACCGCATAGGGGAGATTCCGCTGGATTTCCTCGTAGCTTAGTTCGATCATCGTGTAGGCTTTCATTTCTGCACCTCCATCATGTCGAACAGCAGAGCTTTCAGCCGGATGATCTCGGCCTCGGCTTCCTTCAAAGCTGCCCTCGCCTCAAACTCTTTCTGAACGTACTTGCTGAGATCTGCGTCCAGCTTCGTAGCCTTTTCCCGCAGGGATTCAAACGCTTCGTACATCCGCTTGAGATCGTTTTTCGCTTCCCTGGCTTCGGCTACTGCCATCGTCAAGGTGTCCTTATCGGGATTGCTGTGCTGGTTCCAGAACCGCGTAGCGTCCTCCCAATTCCAGATGTTGAAAGCGATCTGGTAAAAAGTGCTGCGCGTCCCGCGTCTGCCGGAGCTCCACGTTCCTTTCGGATCGTGGTTGCCGTTCTCGTCGTTCCGGCCGATGTCGTTCGCCAGATCCACCAGCTCCTCGATGGTGCTGTGCCCGAAGATGTCCTGCGCCCGGCAGATGTCCTCTTGGTTCAGGCTAAAACCGTGCATCATGACCTCGCTCACGAGGTCTTTCGCCGTCTTGATGCTGTCGTACTTGCTTGCCATAGTGCTTGCCCTCCTCCAAATTCTTACCGCAATGGTAAGTTTTCTATAGCATCATCTTAGCAAACCCACCTCTGGTGTCAAACGGTTTTTTGATGATTTTCGGAGAAATTTTCCCGGTCTTTCTGACCTCTTACTCAGCTTCTCGGACGCCGTACTTGCTGATGAACCCGAGCGCCTCTTTTAGCGGGATCGGTGTGATCCAGTTTTTGCCGCCGTCCCACTCCTGATAGTAGGCCAGGAAGTGCTGACCCTGCGTGTCACGGAATAGCTCGATGTAAAAGCTGTCGGTCGTGCCGATCATGGCCGTGCAAATGCTCTCGGCCTTGCTGGTATCAAACGTCCTGCCGCCGATGCTCTGAACGACGCGGGGGCTGGAGCTGTTGCCGGCGTTCGTCATGTCGCTGCCGTTCTTATCGACGACCTTGAGCTGGAACCCGCAGAAGCCGATTGCTTTCTCGATCTCCTCCAGCGAAAAGGCGTCGCTGACCATGCGGTAGCTGAGGTTCTGCTTCGACATTCCGAGGAACTCGGCCAGCTCGTTCTGCGTTTTCCCGGCGTTGACCAGCGCGGTCTTTACGATCTCAGATCCTTTCATTCCTTGCCCTCCTCTCCCATGAGCTTGTTGAACGTCGCCGCGTCCATCGTGATTGTCTGTGTGCTGTTGACCAGGTGGTCGTAGATTCCCTTGCCTCCATCGCCCAGAACCGGCATGAGGCCGTTCGTCACAATCTGCATGGCCGCAAGCACAAACGGCAGGTCGGTCATGTCGTAAGACTGAATGAACTCGGAGACCTCTCCGGCTATGCTGGCGATGGCGTTTCCGATCACTTCATGCTGGTGATCCTTGTTCCCGGAGAGCATCGACGTTGCCACCTGCAGCGAATAAGGGATCGCTGGTCTTTTCATTTCTGCTTGTCCTCCTGTCTGATATGCTTGATGATGTCCATGACCGCATAGGTCAGGCCGTGAATGGCGGTTCGCTTTCCCGTCTCATACTCGCTCTCCACGCCATCTGCCACGGTGTCCGATACGGCCTTGACTGCGAGGAAGTCCACTTCGTTTCTGTAACAGACCTGAGCGACGGCGGCTGCCTCCATGTCGATCAGATGGGGCTTGTACGTTTCCTTGATCCAGTCCAACCGGTTCCCGGCCTCCGCGAACCAGTCGCCGGTCGCGATGCTTGCCTCCCGGTATTCTTCGGGCGGGAACGTCGCTGCAATCGCTTTTCTGACCCTCTGGAGGGCGGTGGACTCGAACCATACCTTTCGCACGGAGCTGACGTAGCCAGCGGGATCGCCTACGACTCTGGTGTCAACGTCGTGCTGAACGAGGTCGTTGACCAGATAGACCTTGCCGACATTCCCCGGCTCGACGCAGCCGCAGATGCCGGCGTTGATGACGATGCCGGGATCGTACACGTCGATCAGAGCTTGGGTTGCCATCGCCGCATTGACCTTGCCGATGCCGCCTACCGCGATCACCAGATCACCGCCCAGCTTCGTCCAGAACTCCACGCCGCCGTGTCTGATCGACGGCTTATCGGAAATCAGGCGCCCGTCCTCTTGCCGCATGGCGTACAGAACGCCGATTCTGCTTTTCATCCGAAAACTACCTCCCCCATGACTGCAATCTGAATGATCTCGTCGATGTCCCCGGCGTCGATGTTGCCAGCGTCGATCCGGCCATCATCGTCTACCGCATACATCATGTTGCTGCTGTTCTGAATCCACCGCGTCAGGCCGTTCAGGAACTTGGTCTTGTCCAGCTCCCACTTATCGTCGCTTTCCGCGTCGTGGAGAATGAGCTTGCCGCCCCGCGAAATCTGATCGCTGGCATACTGCCCGAGGTACTCACCGACGACCTCGGCCTCGCTGCACCACGGTGTAATGCCGCCCTCAAGGGCGGTGACCATCATGTCGTCGATGTCCTGATCGGTCACTTCAATCTCCATCGTGACCTTGATCTTCTGCGTGCCATTCATGCGCTGGCCGCCTCCTTTCTGATTGTGCCGGACGTCCACGCGCCCGAATAGGTACCCAGCTCGTCGAGCCGGTTGAACAGGCAATCGCGGATGCCGTCGAGGTACCGCTGGTAGTGTCTGGCCTGCAAGCCCTCGATGCAGTAGCCCCACGGCGGGTCTTTCTGAATGAGCATGACCGCCATCGACCACTCGTTGTCCTCGATGCCGATGTAGAACAGCTTGCTCTCCATCACGATCTGTACGTCCGTGTAGAGCCGGTTGTCTTTGATCCACCGGCCTCTCGGCTCCCTTGCGTCTGAGAACGCCGGAAACCTCTGGGTGAAGTCGTCCACGAAGCACTCCATGATGTCGTCCCACTCCTCGGCGGTGTCGATGTCCGAGAAGTACCAGTCTGCGCTGGTCAGCTCCGAGTAGCTCAGATCCTTCATCAATCTGTTCTCTGGCTCGTCGCTGATCCTGTCGCTCTGGCGGTACACATGGAACTGATCGTTGTCGATGTAGTACAGCCCCTCATACGGCTGGTAGGTGCATACATTCCCGCGTCCCATGCCCGTCACCCGAAAATCCAGTGGTACACGGTCGTGATCCCCACGGCGGTGAAGAACGTGACCGTCGATACCAGGGCTACGTTCAGCGCGGCGATTATCCGGCGCCGCTTGGCGATGCGGGCTTCTCTCTCCTCGGCACTCACTCGTTCGGCGTGCCCGTTCACGAACCGCAGCAGCTCGTCTGTGTCGCGCTCGAACTCGTAGTCCTCGAAGTCTACATATCCCTCGACCGGCTCTGCATAGGCGGTCGGGATGCTGGGCTGGAACTGTACAATGCGTTCATCCATTCTCTTTTCCTCCTTATCTGTGAACTGCCCGGAACTCGTCGGACAATTCGTTGATTCTGTCTTCTGCGGTCATGCTCGTGTCCTCCTCTCAAATCTCGTCGCTGCCGTCGATCTCGAAGGTGGTGATGACGGCCTCGCGTTCCAGAATGAACATCACGTTGGTGATCGTCTGATCCTTGCTGTGCTCGAAGATGTCCTTCGCCACTTTGTACAGTGCTGCGATGCTCGGCTCGTTGTCATCCACAAAATCAAGCATCTTGCTGTACGCCTCGTTGTCGCCTCTGGTGTAGAGGTCGTTGCGGATGCACGCCTGCCGTACCCGGTCTGCGTACCACTGTCTCTTGCTGGTGATTTCGGCTACCTCGATGCCTACGAGGACTTTTCTTGTTTCGGTCATTGCCATCGTTCATACCTCCAATCCTTACCGATTTGGTAAGTTTATCATGGCATCATCTTATCAGACCCACCTCTGGTGTCAAACGGTTTTTGGAAAAAAGTCCGAATTTTTAACCTGGTCAGTCTGGCTTCTTACTATATCAATTTGTCGTTCGTGCCGTCCCAATTGTAGCCCAGGATCGCCGTGCGGTAGTCCTTGCTTCCGATCGCCTGGCACTCGGCCATGAGCTTCCGTCCGCTGTCGATGCGGACTTTGTAGTGCTCCGGCTGCTTCGGGTGGTAGAGCTCGATGGCCTCCACGCTGTTGCCGATCATGGTGATGAGCATTTTCCAGTCGAGCTGCCGCATGAGGTTTCGGGCTTTCTGGTAGCCGATGACTGTCACTCTCCAACGACCTCCTTGCTGTCTATCTTTTCCGATCTGATTCCTCCGTCGCCATCTGCGCTAACGTAAAACCTTATTGAGTAGTTTCTGCCTTTGGGGAGACCGAGGAAGTTTGCGATGCCAAACCCGGATATCTGCCTTGTTGAACCTTGTTTTGTGACTTTGTAATCATCCTTGTCTTTTGACGGATGGACTGTGAAAATTCCATCGTCTGATATTTCAATGGTCACAAAATCTGGATCTCTCAAAAGGTCTCTTGCGGCCGCATTTATAACTATTTTGTTGTTCTTATTCAGTGTCACCCACGGGATGTAGTCTCCTGTCCCGTTTTTCTTCCGAATAACCCTTTTACCTTTGACTATCTTCATCCTCCGACGACCTCCCTGTATGCTTTCATCACCATCTTGACTTCTGCTCCGATGATCTCGTCGCCGAAGCCTACCTCCTCAGCCACTTCGAGGATTGTCTGCACCAGCCCGATGAATCCGGCTGAGGCACTTCCGAGCTCCTTTGACTTGCGGATGATCTCGACTTCTTTCTGGTACTTTACTTCCCGGTACCTATCCACTTCCTCCCCCTCCTCACACATCCAGCGCGATGCTGTGCCAGACCCACAGCCTGCCCTGGAGCTTGTGGAACTCATACCATGCTGTGAACCGCTGCCCGGTGCAATCATAGGGGCTCGGCCTCATGTGGATGAACTCGTAGTCCTCGAACCACTCCTTGGCCTCCTCCACGGTGTCAATACCTCTCGGCACCGGATAGCGCACGACGAACGAATCGCCGTCGTCCCGGACGGTGATCTTATCGCTGTCCCAATGGACCTTGCGCAGCTCCTCGCGGATCTGCTTCTTGAGACCCTTGATCCTCTCTTCGCGGGCCGCGGTCATTTTGAAAGAGCCGCGCTCCTCGATGATCTTCAAGAGTCCGTACAGGTTTCTCAGGCTGATTCTGCTCATTTTCGTTTCCCTCCTTTTCAGGTAGAAATGTTTCTGAATGCGTCGCCCTTTCTGGAGCGAGAAATGCTGACTTCCATGATCTTGCTGATGATCTCTTTTTCCGACAAGTCCTTCTTTCTGAGATTTGTCGTCCGGTCAATTCTGTTGAATCTGAAAACGGCCTTGAGTTCGTCAAGCTTGAGCGAGCGGAGCGCTTCTTCAAGCTCCTCTTTTCCGTGGTCTAAAATAAAGCACACCGTATCAAAGGGCTTCTTCTCTGCGATTCCGCTTTTTTGTTCTTCGGATTTACTCGTCGTTTTTTCCTCGTCAACCACGTCGATGGTGTCGCCGGCTTCCAGAATCCATGTCTTATCTACCAGCAGGACGAACAGCCTGTCGCCCGGAGTCTCGCCCTTCTTGACCTTGCGCTCGTCCAGCACCGAGCCGGACTCGTTTCTGAGGACCAGCTTCATTTCCTCGCCCTCCATTTTGCAGCCAGCCAGATCGCCAGCTTCACGAGGCCAAATGCTATGAGCAGTACGCCCAATCTCTGCATTGCTGTCATGTCGATCATTCCTTTCTTGACAATTCGCTTCGTTGTGTTATACAATGCAGATGCGGGTGAAAGCCCGCACCTGCACCGGGCCTTATTTGAGGATGAAATCCTCAAGGAGAATAAGGACGATGCCAATGATGAGGTCCATCAACGCTGCTACCAAAATTTCCGGCCAAGAGATTTTGTAGCGTTGGTGGATTTCCTTTTTCCCCTTGAGGTGGCGCCCGTGGTACACCCGGTTCACCCCCTTTGCGTGGGATTGATGGAGCTTACCGCAAAGGTAAGTTTCATCGTCATCATTCTAACTTACCAATCTGGAAAGTCAAGTGGAAATTTGATTTTTGTCGAAAAAATTTCATTGTCCGTCTGTCCTCGGAGCGTGGACCTCTGGAAGCCTCTGAGAGCCTCTGTATTGCTTTGTAGGGATCGGCTTTGAAATGATAGGGGGAAAGACGTAGGACTTACTGAGACGTTTTTGTCGAACCGACAATCTTTATGCCCCTCGATTTTTGGTCAGTATGTCAAACTCCAGAAAAGCGAACAAAAGCGGCCATTTCCGCGTTCTGCAAGGGCTTTCTTTGTGTAGGTACGAACGTAGTGAGTACCTACTTTTCTTTTAGGTTATGGTATGGTTTGGTTTGGTTAGGTTGTAGCGTGACGTCACGGTAATTGTCACGCATTATGTCACAGTGACAGTCGCTGTGACAGTCGCAGGCAAAAGGCTGTGACGATGGCAAAACTGTCACGCAGAACCGGCTGTGACACTCACGGTTGACAAAACAGGCCGCTTTTAGTCAAATAGGCGCGCCCCCCCCGGATCAAGATACCGCTTCGGTAAGACGGCCTTTCGGAAATGCCCGTATGAGCCTCTGAGAGCCCTCTGGTGGCGTTTTGTTTTCGGGAGTATAAATTGTTGTCCGATGGCGTTGAGCCGTTTTTTACCGAGTGTATGGCGATAATTTCGATACCCGGCGCGTGATGTGTTGGTGAAAACGAAAAAAGCCCCCTTACGTGCATCTTTTCTGGATTCATGCACGTAAGGGGGTTCAGCTTACTTCATACTTGCTTGGGAGCTTGCTACAACTTGCTACAGCTTACTCCTCGGTCTGTTCTTCGCCGGCCTCCAGCGCTGTGACGGGGATAGGAACGGCGGCGTAGGATTTCAGTCTACTCAAAAACGCCTCGCACTCGCCGGTAATCAGAGCATCGAGGTCGGCGCCGGACGCGATAACGATTTCCTGCGTCGCGGTGTCGAGCTTTGTCTTAACGAGGGTCAAGAGGCGGAAACCGAGGTCGTCGATGTCCTCCGGTGTCAGCTTACCGCCCGGCCTGCTCTTTTTCAGATCGTCCACAATGGTCTGCTGCAGCTCCTCCGCTGTCTGCCTTGTGATATCGCATACCGTCTGGATGGCAAGGGATACGTTTTTCAGCTTCACATTCTTGCCGATCTTGTCCAGAACCCAGGCGCCGAACGCGAGGGTGGCCGCCCATATCAGGCGGTAGACGACGGTGACGGTCTGCTCGATCAGAACGCCCCAGATCGTCTGAGTGCCATCTTCGTTCTGAACCTGGACTTCCGGGACGGCGCAGGCGCAGAGGGCGAAAACCATCGCCAGCACCAGCAGCGTCATCAGGATCGGTTTGAGATACTTCTTCATGGATATATCCTCCTTCGTTATTTCAGCAGCGCGGACATGGTTTCGGCGCCGATCTCGCTGTCAACCGTGAGCGCGTTGTCTGTCTGGAATTGTTCGACCGCTTTTTTTGTGGTGGGGCCGTATTCACCATCCGGGGTTTCTGCCCCGGTCTGCTTGTCGATCTTGCCGCCGCAGAAGTAGCCGCGGCCGATAAGAAGCGTCTGGGCGCGGGCGATATGATGATCGTCGGCCGTGTCCTTCATTCCCTCTTTCAGTTCAGCCAGCTTGATCTTGTAGGTCTTGCCGGTTGTGACCGGGGCCGCCTCCTGCTGGGTAGCTGCGGGTGAATCCGCCGGCGCGGTTACCGTCTCGGGGGCGGTGGGCCTGCCAGTAAGGATTTCGTTCACCTTGTTCTGCACGGCTGTGTAGTCGTAGCCTGCCGACGAGAGCCTTGCAACACGCTCCGCGCCGATGCCCCATTTGCCGGCAATGACCTCCTGGGCCAGTTCCGCGACCGTCTTCCCGTCGTAGGCTGTTTCGCCTGCCGGTTTGCTGGGGACATTTATGTCCTCAGCAGCGGTGCCCCAATTCGGGCGGCCGTAGCCGTAGATGGAGCCGCCGCCCACCTGGTAGGTCCGCCTGGCCACCTGGTCGGAGGTGTTAAACTCGATCACCGTGATCGTGCTGCCGCTGACGCTCTCCACCATGCCAGTGTGGGAAACTTCTCCGGGCTTGTAGGTGAAGAAGATCTGATCGACGGGCTGCGGGACTGTGTTCGGGCCGTAGAACTGACCTTTCTGCTTGTAGTACATGGCCGAGTAGTAGCAGCCGGCGCCTGCTGAATACCGAGGCTGGCAGAGCAGTTTTAAGGCTGCCTCCACGCCATAGGCCTTCACATAGCACCAGTCATGTCCTACATCGCAGTAGGCGTATCCCTGCTTCGGGCCATTGTAGAAAAAACCGAGAGCGTCGAGGTCGCGGGCGTACTTTGTGTAGTTCCCGGAGCCGCTGTTTGCCGTCTTGTCATCGAGCTGGGCGTTGCTGTTCTTCTCGTGGTAGCCGAGTTCGCCGCGCGCGATGTTCAGGACGATGTTTCTGTCATAGCCCATAGGCTCCTCCTTTCTATCCGAGCTGATCGTGGGCCTTCTGGTTCAGGTACTTCTCGAACTTGGCGATCGCTTCATCGACGGGGCCGTCACAGCCCTGTTCATGTAAGCCTTTCAGGCAGGCGAGAACACCGTATGTCAGCATGGTGTTGTCGGCCTTGATGGACTTGATATCCTTATCCTGCCGCTCCTGCTTGAGATACCAGTTGTGCGCCTTGTTGTAATAGCCGAACAAAGCAAAAACCGCCGCGAGCACAGCCGCGACGGTAATTAGGGTCTGAGGCGTAATCGTCATCCTCTATTCCTCCTGTGTTTTTTCTTCGGGCGCTTCGCTCGACCCAACCGTTTCCGCGTACAGCTCCACGGCCTTGTTTACCGTCTGCCGATCTGCTTCGTCCATGGCGTTGATCAGTTCGAGCTTTTCGGCAAGCTGCTTCACTATGCGTATGAGCTGCTCCGCGAGGCTGCAGAGCGCCTCGATAAGCTGTAGGTTTGACATCGTTCCCTCCAAAGAAAAAGGCGCGGCCATTGTAGCCGCGCCCTTTCCCGGTCTTACTCTTCGGGGTACGTTTCTTTGTAGAGCATTTCATACTCTTCGACGGACAGCCGTCCGTCCTTGACCCACTGAATACCATAGTTGCGCACGGCAGCCTGGTACTTCTCGTGTACGGCGTCGAACGTGATCGTGCCGATCACCAGACGGTTGAAGTAGATCTTAGCCATCATTTTCTTGCTCCTTTCATAGATTATTTTAAGCCAAAGCGTCCACAAGCTCACATACAGCGATTTCCAGATCATTGATTCTCTCCTTGAGACTGATCTCAAGCGACGGATCAGGCGCATCCAGGTCTACGTCTGCGAGCTCCGCAATGGTTCTGATGTCGGCCAGCATCTTTTTCGTGACTCTCTCTCCCTCGGAGGTCTCGGAGATCCCGAACCAGAATCGGCCGTCCACGGAGGCGCACTCCGTGATTACCGCGTTGCGATACACGGTCTCTGTGTCACCGACTTTTACGGTGACGACGGACAGGTCATCCGGGAAGGTTCTACGCTTTTTGAGGATGAAGCTGTCTCCGTTCTTTTCGGCGGAGATTTCTGTCCCGTCTACGAAGGTGATTTTTGCTGTTTCCATATCAATTCCTTTCCGAAGAGGCTTGCGTAGAGCTTCTTCATGTGCTTGATTTGTGCCTTTGACATGAGCCGGGCGAAATCGCCCATCCAAGAACGGACGGCCTGCTCGATATCGGCGTAGGGCATCTGTCCCTTTTCCATCAAGCGGCGGTAGGCTTTGAGCCTCCGGCGCTCTCTGGTAACGGCCGCGGGGTTAATTCGCTTCACGACCTTACCTGTTTCGGTGAGGGTGTACTTGATCTGGAGGTATTTGTAGGTGTCGGACAACCTGCAGATGTGGGTCTTGTGCTCATTGATGAACAAGCCGAGGCCTTTCGCTTCCTCGCAGATACCGGCTATGATAGACTCCAGCTCCGCTCGATCCTTGCAGACGATATAGGCATCATCCATATATCGCCCGTAGCGTTTGCAGCCGCGGATGATTTTGACGTAGTTGTCAATTCGGGTCGGGAAGAATATGCCTATGTCCTGAGAGACCTGATCTCCGATATCCACAGACTTCGGCATCATCATTTGGCCGGTTCTCGCGATCTACGGCACGTTCTCGTAGTACCAGACCGAATTGAACTTCTCGTCCATGCACCGGGCGTATTCCTCGTCAGTCATGTATGAGACATCGACCTCGAAAGTGCTCAGTATTTCATCGAGCAGCCACCGGGCTTCCTCTGATACTTTTGGGTAGACCAGCTCCCGGATCTTGTCGTGCCGGATATTATCGTAGAACTTCGAGAAATCGACAAAACCGATGTAGCCGTCGTTCGTGCGGTGCTCCAACCAGAAGTTGTGCAGATCGCGTTCAAACATCGTCCGTGAAAAGATGATACCTTTGCCTTTCTGCGCCGCGCCGTTGTTGTAGATCAGGAACGGGTGCAGGGCTTCTGATAGCTCCCCGTCGCAGAGGTCATGCCTTACTACGCGATCTCTCATTCTGGCGCCGTGGATATGGCGTATCTTTCCTCGCTCATTCAGCGTGAACTCCGTCCCGGTGGAGGTCTTATACTCGCGGTTCTCCAGCTCATGCTTGAGTTTTACGAGCTCGGTCAGCATATCTATCTCGAACCTCTTCGGTTTCTCTTTCCATGCGCTGCCCTTCATAGACGCAAGAAAGCCGTTGTACAGACGGTTCATATCTGCAAGTCCAGTTTTCATAGGGTGCGTGTCTCCTCGCGGATTAAGCCCCGGCTATTGGCTCGACGTATCTCACCACATAGGGCGAACCGACACGCGGCGGCTCCGCATTTCTGCGCTGTCTTTTAGCCTTGCGGCAGGGATAACCTTTCCTTTCGGTTGAATGCTGCCTATCACAGAGGTCTTATTTCGCATTCCCAAAATCCGGCCGAACGCCATTAGAGTTCGACGCGTCGGTGGAGACGCAGGCGCCGGTGCTGAACACAATGCAGAAGTTCTGGACGGAGACCACGTCCCGCAGCCACCAGTTCGCACGATCAAAGGTTACCCCAACAACTGTTTTACCTGTCCTTGGCCTCAATCTTCCCGATCTTCTTGACGATCGAAGCGACCCCATCAAAGACCCGGAAAATATCCTCGTCAAAAGTGCCGTTCTTCCTGGGCTTAATAAGTCTGTTGTCTGCTTGCCGGACTCCCTTATACAAGGCGATCTGCTTGTCTATGGCCTCAGCGAATTGCTCGTATTTGTTCAGGTCGACCGGCATGGTGCGGATGATGTAGTTCAGCTCTTGCTTCAAGGTGTAGCAGTAACCGATGGCGCGGTTCATGTGGTAGCGTCTCATACAGAACTCCAAAAGCTTCGCGGGCGTCTCGGACGGATAGATGGAATTTCCCATAGTAAACTCCCTCTCCACGTTCCGAAGGATATCCAGCACGGCAGCACCCTCGCAGTCGATGAACCAGCGGGTGAACGACTCGCTTTTCTTCTCCCATCGGGAAACGATTTCCTCGACATTCGGTGCGCTCTCGTGCATTTCTTTGTAGCGGTCGATGTTCTGCAGGTACTTCTCTTCACAGAAACCGAAGTCCTGCAAGATCAGAGTCGTTACCTCTGAACGCAGGCGGTAGTAGTGGTGCTGTGCCTCGAATCGGGATTCCTGACGTCTGCCTTTCGGTACACTCATATCGTTCGTTTCCTCCAGATCTCCGCCCACGAGGGGCGGAGATTAAAGATTCGCTTACGCTTTGATACCGAAAGCCGGCCGAACGCCATAAGAGTTCGACGCGTCGGTGGAGACGCAGGCGCCGGTGCTGAACACAATGCAGAAGTTCTGGGCGGAGGCCACGTCCCGCAACCACCAGGCCGCACGGTTGCAGATCCTCGAAGAATCGAGGGCGAACAGCGGGAACTGCGTCTTGTCGATGGTGTAGGATGCTGGAACATTGGTGCCGCAGGTCACGTTACCGAACACCTTGCAGCCGTAGACGTTCTGCTCGGTCATCAGCTCAATCTCGCTGTCATACCACGCGCCGGCGCTCTCGTAGCCGTTCGTGATGGCGTTATTGAGGTAGCTCTTGTGGCTGAGGATATGAGCCGCGCCGAACGCCGACTTGACCTTGTTCTTCGCGGTTGCCATGTACTCTGTGTACATCTTGGAGCCGACGTAGGCGCCGGTCGTGACGTTGCTGTCGTTCATCTTCTGGCTGTCCAGGTTGGTGTCCGGGACGATCACGACATGGTGCGTGGTGCACTCGGTGTCGCCGCAATGCAGCCAATAGTCGAACGCAGCGATGCGCCAGTTGACGCCGGCGATGGTCCAGTAGTCGCCGATGTACAGGTCTTTGAAGGTGCCTGCGGAGATCTCTGCGTACTGTGCCGCGGTAACAGATGTACCAAGGTACTTGCCGCGGTAGATGCCGTTGTGCAGGCCTGCGCCGTGGAACGTGAACACGTCGGTCAGATCTTCCAGCGCGCCGATGTTATCTCTGTCCTCTCCGATATCGGCGAGGAGTTCATTGATCGCAGCGACCAGGCTGGTCTTGTCCTCTGTATCCAGATCTTCGAGCGCGCCCGCAATGTAGGCTTTCAGTGCAGACAACGACAGGGCTTTGACGCCCGTGCCGTTCGCGAGGTGTACCAGAACGATGTCGTCGCCGCTTGAGACGCTCTGGATCAGCGGCTCCTCGTTGAATCGTCTGGCGTTTTCGATTTCCAGATTCATTCAGTTTCCTCCTATGCGTAGTTGTATTTCCAATCCACCATGATCGCGTTGCCCTCGTCGTCCACAATCGTGTACCCTTCGTCATCTTTCAGAGGAGCGAAGTAGTCATTATGGATAGCCATATACTCGGCTAAAGTAAGCCGCTGTTCATGGTCGTTGGCAATGTTGATAAGATGGCCGGCAACATCTTCGTCAAGAAGGTCTTGCACCGATGCGAACCACGCATTGAAAGCGTTTTGACTCGTCCTCTGGAACTCGGCGAGCGAATTGGTGATAGCTGTGAGCTGTGCTTCGCCGCGCGCCTCCAGATCTTCTTCGTAATCGTCGATGGCCTGCGTGAAGTTCTCGTAGGCGGTCTGAGCCATGTTCTCGAACTGCGCGTAGCTCGCGTTGGACATGGAGACGAACTCTGCATAGAAAGCGTTGAGCTGGGTATAGAACGCCTCTGTGTCCAGATGGTCGATGGCCTGCGTGACGGCTCCGCACACAGAGCTGTCCCAGCGGGTATCGGTTATATTAGACTGGACGATCGCGGTCTGGTTCGAGTTGATGGCGATTGTCGCAAGGCTCAGCTCGAAGTAGTCGCCGGAAGCCGGGCGAATGAGCGCCGGAGCAACCGGGCTGCTGGCCGCCGTGCCGGTTTTGACGATGATCTCGCAGCGTCTCTCAAGGTAGTTTGCCCGGAGGACAACGCGATCAATCCTCTTATACTGCGTAGGCGCCTCCTCCAGCGTGTAACTCGCTTCCTGAGCGTCGTAGGCGAAGCGCCCCTTGACGATGCCGAAGCCCGGTTTGACCTTTACTGTCATTCCAGCGTCGGCAATGACCTGAAAACTGGTGGACGGGTCGGCGAGAACACCGTCTGTGATGATCTTCTGGATGAACAAAGCCAAAAAATCGGAGGATTCTGCCCTATCAAAGATAGGCATACCATCCTCGTCATAACCGGTGATCTCACTGTCGAAAAATCCGTATCTCATAGACATGATTTACACCTCCCTCTTGATAAGCTGTTGTACCGACGTTACCTCGTCAGTTCCAAAGGTTACGGTCAGCTCCATAGAGCCGCCCTCATAGACTTCCATGATCTCGGTGATCCGTTTCTCGGTGGCGATGCCGATTTCCGTGTTGATGTACGTGCAGTAATCTCCGAGGTCATAGTCGGTCCTGTAGACCAGGTTCGCCAGAGAATCGACGCCGCTGTTCACGGTCTCAACTTTGCGATACTCAGCCAGCTTTTCCTTGCCGCGCTGAATGAGCTGCGCTTTGTAGGTTGCGAGCGGGATGGTATTTCCTTCCTCGTCTTGCTGCTGGAGATCTCGGGCGTCAACATAGATCTCTTTGCGTTCCTCTCCGGACGCTCGGAGATCAACTTCGACTACAACACGGTCGGCGCCCTCCCCGGCGCCCGCGACATAGGCATAGTTCTTGTAGTTGACGGAGTTGCGGTTGTAGACCACATTTCGGATGTTGTAAAAGCTGTTCGAGAAGATCGCCCAGCTATTTTCGCGCTGGCTGTCACGCCGATCCTTGCCGGACCAGACCTCGAAGTAGAGCGTTCCGGTCAGATAATCAAAGCGGACACGGTGGGAGATCCCCACCGTGTTTCCGATGTCGTACAGTCTGTCGCTCAGGTTCGCGCCCGTGATCTGCATATTCATGGCCGTTGTGATCCCGGCCACATTACCGAGCACAAGGTGCTCGATCTTCCTGTCTGCGACGGCAGGGCTGATGGCGTAGGTCGTGACCAGCTTCCTCATGCACGTCTCAATGCCACCGGATAGAGTGATTCGGGGCTGAATGACGCGCTTTCCAAGGAGCGCCTCTGCGAAATTGCCTTTTGCATAGGCTTCGCGGCTTCCCTTGTCGTCTTGCGAGTAATTGACTTCATCAATGATTCCGAGCTCGTCAGCGTCGTTGCGGTACAGGTACCGGCCATTGTTGAACAGTTCGAAGTAGTCCTTCGATGCGTACAGCTCGTAGCAGCCGAGCTTCTCATATCTCCGCGCCCACAAGAGCGTTCTGAAAAGCGGGACTTCGCCGATAGGCTCGAAGTTGTCGTCAAGAACGGTTAGCCTCATACACTACACCCCCAGATACAGCGGCGTGTAGTACAGCATGACGTCCAGGTTCGTGTAATTGCCGTCAGCGTCGTACTGGAGGTAGTTGTCTCCAACCTCCAATTCAAAGGGCTCGGATCGGCGGTCGATCTTCTGGTAGACGTTTGTACCGTTGAGCTGGATGACCTGATGCCGCTTGTTGGTGTCGATCAGCAGGACGTCGCCCTGCGCCATTTCGACCTCCACGCGCATGAACTGTCCAGTCCCGGCGTGGGTGATCTTCGGGTTCGTAACCGAGCCTCTGGCGGCGATGAACTGGATCTGGACGCCTGTCGGCACGTCGCCATCGTTCGGCAGAACGACCTCTTTTGATAGGGTTCTGTACCCACAAATCTGGCCGAAGAGCGTCAGCCCCTTATACGGGTCCGGGGTCTCTGCTCTCTTTGCAGCCAATACTCTCCACGGAAACGCGATCATCTTGGAGATATCAGCCATGTTCTTACCGAAGTTGTCCGTGTTCCGCATGAACGGGTCGGGGCACATGAGGTCAACAACGAAGGAGAGCTGGCCGTACACGTTATCCCGCGCTACGAATGACCAGCCCTCCAACTCGTACTCGATATTCCTCATGGTTCCGCTGTGATTGACCGTCATCTTCCCGGTGTACTTCGGGTTGAAAAACTTGATGATCCTTTGTCGGCTTTTCGGGTTGTTCTTGTCATCCCGCAGGGTGGCCTCAATGTGGACGGGGCGGTTTTTGATCCGCTTCCCATCCACGGTAGAGCCGTCCACAAGTGCATTATCGGTGGTGCTGATCTCCAACTCGGACGCTTCAAGGCCGGTCACTTTCGTGATTCCAAACTCTCGCTTCTCGCCGGAGGAGGCCATGCCGAGCTGCATCTGCAGCCCGTTGCACTCCAGCAGAATATCCAGATAGTCAGTTTTCATTTCACACCTCCAAGCAGCTTCCTCGCCGCCTCTCTCTGAGACTTGCTTACCTCGCTCGGCGTTGCCACGGGCACGTTGTACTCGTTGTGCTGCTCGAACTTCTCCTCAACGTAGGTATTGCCGGGCAGCGGGACTTCGGTCGCGGCGTTGTGTTCGCCTACGGCCTTCTGCTTCACGGTGATGCCGGAGGTCTCCATTTCGACAGTGGCCTTCATTCGGTCAGCGAGCTCCTGCATTTTTCCCTCGGTCTCGGACAGCAGTTTCGGCATGGCTTTGTCAATGCCTTCGCCGATTCCGGGCGGTATCCATTTACCAACTTCATCCCGGAAGACTTTGGACGGGGACGAAATGCCGAGAGCGTTCTTTGCTGACTGGAACAGACTTTGTGCAAGGTTCGACACGCTCGATGTGAGCCAGTTCCAGCCCGCAGAAATGCCATTCCATATGCCGCTTACGATATTGCTGCCTATCGTGTAGAACGTGTCAGGCAGTGAGGAGACGCCATCTACGAGGGCCGAGACAAAGCCGGAGGCCGCCGAGGACGCTTTCGATGCGAGGTTGGATGCGAATGTGGTCACATTGGTGATCACGTTCGTCAAGCGCGTCCACACTTTTCCGGGGAGCCCGGAGAACCAATCTGCGACAGCGTTCACGGCGTTGGATGCGGCTGTCGAAGCGGAAGAATACAGGTTGGCCGCCCAAGTGGTCACGTTCGTGAGCACATTGCTCAACCATGTCCACACCTTACCCGGCAGGCCGGAGAACCACTGATTGACCGCATTCACAGCATTTGAGGCTACGGTGCTGGCCTTGCTGAGAAGATCGGCACCCCACGTCAGCACTTTGTTGATGATATCGCAGAGCCATACCCAAATCTTACCCGGCAAGGTCGAGAACCAGTTGTTGACGTTCGCAATGGCGTTTGATGCCGCGGTGCTTACAGTACTGAGCAGGTTCGCGCCCCACGTCAGGGCCTTGTTCACCACGTCGCACAGCCAGGTCCAAATCTTACCTGGGAGCTGGCTGAACCAATTCGAGACGGCGGAGATCGCTTTCGACGCCGCTGTGGACATCTTCTCGTGGATCTGCGCGCCGAACTGGATCGCATACGTGATTACGTTGACCAGCCACTTCCAGATGATGCCTGGGAGCTGGCTGAACAGGTTGCCGACCGCCGTGAGTATGTTCTTAATCAGCGTCGGGATGGCGGTGGCTACGGACTTGATGCCCTTCGCGGCGAGGTCGATGATACTCTTGCCAAGATGCTTCCAGTCGATTGACTTGAATAGGTCTTTGGCTTTGTTCCCGATGTTCTGGAGAGCCTTCGGGATGTTCTGAGCGAGGGACTTAACGCCCTTCGCAATTCCCTGAATGATCGTCTTGCCAAGATTGACCCAGTTGATCGCAGAGAACACAGCGAAGATTGCTTCTATGATCTTCGGGATCTCTTTGACAAGGGTTGGGATAGCCTTAATGAGCCCTTTGGCAAGCTCTACGATCAGTTGGATTCCGGCAACGACCAGCTTCGGGGCATTGTCGTTGATCAGACCGCAGATGTTCGTGATGATCTCAGGGATCGTTTCGATGAATACCGGGAGTCCGTCGATCAGAGCCCTTGCGAGAGCCATAATCATCTGGATGCCGGCGTCTACCAGCTGTCCGAAGTTCTCACGCAGCGATCTCGAAAATTCGAGGATCGCGTTCATTGCCACCGGGATCAACTGTGGCAGATTTTCCGTGATGCTTGAGGCCAGTGTTTGCAGGAGTTGAATTCCTGCCTGGGCGATCTTCGGGACCGCCGTGGTGACAGCATTGAAGAGCTGGGACATCCCGTTGGTCATTGCTGTGACAATCTGCGGAGCGTTCCGAGAAATGCTGTCTGCAAAATCAGCAATCAGCTCTGCACCGAGCGTAATGAGCTGGGCGGCAACAGTCGGGATTCCCTCAATGAGCCTCGTGCCGAAGCTGACGGCAACCTCCGTGATCTGTGGGGCTGCCGATGTGAGTCCGGCGACAAGGGACGAGACGAGTTCAACCGCACCGTCTACGATCTTCGGCGCATACTGTGCGATATACGTCGCTATCTGTGCGAGAACGCTTCCGATGGCACCAGCAAGGCCGGTGAACCCACCTTCTTTGAACGCACTCTCAAGCTGCTGAATGAGGTCTGTCGCGAACGATACTGCTTCTTTCAGATTGCCCTCAACGCTCTTGTACAGAGCAATTCCGAGGTTCTTCGCCGCATTCCCGAGCATGATGCTCTTGCTTTCGAGAGTGTCATATCTCTGGGCAGCCTCGTTGGACAGTGCCGTGTTCTGCTCCCACGCCTCGTTTGCGATTTCGAGGGAGTTAGCCATCAGATCTGAGGCTTGAGACGCACGGAGCAGAGCATCGCGGACGGCCACGGTGTCCATGGCCGAGAGCTCACTGATGTCTCCCAGCTCTGCAATCACGCCGATTGCGGACTTACCGTTTCTCTCTGTGTCCTGCAGGCCGGTCAGGAACGACATGAGCGCTCCGGTTGCATCTTCCTGGAATGCTGTCTTGAACTCCGCGCTGGTCATGCCAGCTACTTTTGCGAGGGCATTGAGTGACTCACCGCCAGATTCGGACGCCACCTGCATCATGGTGAGTACGCGGGACATGGCCGAACCGCCTTCTTCTGCCTCCAGACCAACGGAGGACAGGGCGCCTGACAGGGCCATGATCTGTGCTTCCGTCATGCCGACCTGAGAGCCGGCACCGGCGAGGCGCATACCCATGTTCACGATGTCGGCCTCTGTCGTGGCAAGATTATTGCCGAGTGCGACAATCGTGGAGCCGAGCCGTTCAAACTCGGACTGAGGCATCTGGACGATGTTCGCAAAGCGGGCAAGCTGTGTTGCCGCCTCGTCTGCGGTCAGGTTCGTTGCCACACCAAGGTTGACCATCGTTTCGGTGAAGGTCAACAGGGCGTCGTTCTGAATACCGAGCTGTCCGGCAGCTTCCGTAACTGCGGCGATGTCAGATGCCGCAAATGGCAGCCTTTCGGACATTTCAAGCAAGTTTTCACTGAGGTTGTTAAAGAACGCGTCGATCTCTTCCTGATTGTCGAACATCGAGGTATCGACGGTCTTCTTCACGCCTGCAAAGGCGCTCTCAAATTCCACCCCGGCTTTTACGGCCGCTGTTCCGAGGCCGATGATTGCTGCGCTGGCTGCGACAAGAGATTTACCAACGGTGGCTCCGAGCTTTCCTATAGCCGACACGAAGCCTTTGGTATCTATCGCAGTATCGAAATTTAGGGTGCCATCATAAGCCAACAATCTCACCTCTCTATGTGGATCTGATCATCGGCTCATGATGGCTCTACTTGATCTGTTCTCCGAATTTAATCTTGATTTCAAAGACGGAATGACAGTTGCGGCCTTTGCAGGTCACCGTCACGCCGTCGCTTTCTGCCGATTCGTCATACCAGATCGGCATTTCATACCCACAGTAGGGACAAACCACCTTTCGCGGGTACTCGTTCTTTTCGTTTTCAGTCATAACCCCTCCGTTCAGCCGAGTAGGCCGGTGAGGTCGCCGCCGTTCATAAGGGCTTGTTCTATGGCTTTGTTCTTTTCTGTCTCGCTCTGAGACTTCGGGAGAGCGTACAGGCGTTTCATTTTCTTGTAGAAGCTCGCCTGCTCCTTCGGCAGATCGGACGATATATCCATGCTTCGATACTGCATTATCTTGACTATTTGGTTGTCGTCCGTAAGGCTGTTGAACATTGACCTGAATTTCCACCAATGCAGATATTCGATGCTCTGCAGATCAACTCCGTACTGCCGGAGAAATGCTGCAAAAATGTAATCGTCGTCATAGTCGAACGAATAGATGCGTTCTCTGCTCCGAGCCGCTTGGTTCTCCCGCTTCTTGCCGGTCTTTTCTTTCCCGCACCCGTAGAACCAGAGGATCGCTTCAACGGCGGATTCGAGGTTCCGGGGGACTACGGGGTAGTACAGACACAGGGCCTTGATCGTCTTGTCTCTGTCTTCAACTTCATCGTCTTGCATGAGGAGCTCAAACAGGATTGAAGTTCGGAAGTTCGTGACAATTTCGAACTCTTCGCCATCAACCCATACAGATTTCGGCAGCTCGTCAATGAGGATGTTGTTGGCGGTCATTATCTGTTGCCGCCGTGCCTATCACCATTCTTCTGCTTGCCATTCTGAGGGCGATGATTATAACCGTTGTTCTGGCCGTTTTTGGCCTCAAATCTGCGCTGTGCCCTGTTCGGCGAATACCGGAGGCTTACGCGATCAGAGATCTGACGCAGTTCACCTTCTGTATCGAGAGCAACTCTCGTAACATCGGCGAATGCCTCCATGTGGTCCTTGATGTTGTTCTTGCCTCCAAACAGTTCTGCTGCCGTCCCTTTACCGAAGACGGTATCAAAGAACGTGTTAATAATGCTGCACTGAGCGCGAAGGGCATCTGCCGAAGACATGGCATTGAGATTGAGTTTCTCAAACTCTTTTCCGGCTCTCGTATTTGCCTCCTGGTATCTTTCCAGATCATCAGCATCGAAGAAGTCGTATTCAAGCTCCTTTCCGCGAATGGTGAAAGTGCTCATTTTCTATCCTCCTTAAAGATTTGTCATAATGTGAAAAATGCGGGGCCCGATCTCTCAGGCCCCGTTCGACTTAGGGTGCGGCAGTGAAGGTCTTGGTGCTGGTGTTGAACGTACCGTCAACAGGATCACCGATGGCGTTCAGGTTGCCCTTGACAACCTGATCGTCTTCGCCGCTGATGTCGGAGATCTCAGCGCAGACGCGGAACTTACGGGCCTTATATTCGTTGGTGGTCTCGGTCGGATTCCACAGTTCAACACGAACATAGTCGAACTCCGCATCGCTGCCGGTCAGGTGATCGCGCCCGACATTGTAGAGAGCGATAACAGCCTCCTGTTCTGTAATCAGGTCGCTCTCGAACGGGAACTGCGTCTCATAGGACGTGACGGAGAAAGAGCTGGTCTTCTCATTCACGTACTTCTTGCTGGTGGTCTGAGCGCCGGGCGACTCGTCCAGGCTGGTGAAGCCAACGCCCATCAGGGCGAAGGACTGGCTGGCTGCCGTGCCGACGTCCAGATAGTCCGCGAACTGATGCCGCTGGACTACAGATCTTTCATTGGACATTTCAGAAAGCCTCCTTGAAATAGATTAGTCTGAGCTGGATTTGGTACCGTGCGCTCTTCATCTTCGCGTCGAACAGGTACCCGGAAGATGCGACTTCGAGCTTTTGGGCTTCTAAGCCGCTGGGGAGTGCCGGCAGATCTCTTGACTTGCTGTGAGCCTCGCACCAATCAGAGAGGCGCTCGTAGAACGCGCTGTTTTCGATGTTGCGCAGCCTGTCCTGTGAATAGTATTCGCGGGAGCTGAAAGCAAAGAGATACTGCCTGACGGAGCTCCCGTCAGCGTATTTCTTGATGATGGGGTCTACCGGCATCACGTCGATGGAATACTCCACCGGGGCGATTCCGAGGTAGTCCACCCGAAACGCGCCATCGGAAAGCAGATCGCACCCGAGAAAGTACGTCTCAAGTGCCTGAATGATGGATTCGTTTCCTTGCATGTTCTACCTCCGGTTGGTTGATATCTCAACCGGGGTGTCAATGATCTTGATGATGTCCTTCGGGTCAATCTTCAGATCGCCATTTTTGATGCTCTGCCCGATCTCGTCAGCGGCATCGAGGATGTCCTGAACGCCATCGACATTGATCGGATGGACAGCACCGTCCCTGGTGACATAAGCGAACTGCACATTTTCGGTTTCATTCATTTGGTGAATCTCCCTTCTGCTACATGAGTTTTTTGGCTCCGGCGAGGATCGTTTTCTTGTACGCAGTCTTCATTCGCTCGAACCATTGCGAACCCCTGTTCGGGTCGTAGCCACGGGTCTGAGGCGTGTTGTAATACTGCGGCGCGGCATACGAGGCCAGATACCTCAAAAGGCCGCTTCCGATGTCAGAGCCAAGGCGCCCTGAGTTGATCAGGTACCCGGTCTGTCTCGGCGTGAGTGGATCGCTGTACCGCAGACATTCGCTGTCCACGAACTTCTGTGCCTTTGTGAACTTTGCCGTCCACCGTCCGGAGAAGCCCATAGACCATGTGAGGCCACGGCTGTTGCGCGGTTGCGGGATATTCATGTCACGCTCCTCCGATCCTCCAGTGCCTCGTAGAGCCACTTCCTCGCAGGGTGTTATCTGCATACTCCGTAACATGAACGAGCGTTTCCTGATAGCCATGCGTCGATGCTACGGCCTCTGCTTGGTCTTCCGTGATCTCGTTGCCCTCAATTACGGGTTCATTGACGTTTTCGAGGGGCGATTTCAGTATGATGACCAGGTCGTCATTGTGGAGAGTCCAGCAGTTGGCCGCTGCTTCGTTGTTCATGCCGTCGTAGGTCGCGCTCGGCACGTAGGCGCGGTTTCCTTGAATCTTGGCGGTGATCGGGATTCGGATTTTGTAAACCTCCTCCTCGCTGTGGTAATCGCCGGAACGGGACGAGGATCGGTACTCATACATGGTCACGCCGGAGATCTGCGTCGGCACAAACACGTCCCTCCGGCTCTCTTTGTCGAGCCTCTTGTTGAGGACGATGATGTCATGCTTCGCGTAAATCATATCGGCGTGAAAACCCCCTGTAGAGCAGGCCGGTGTTCGCAAGGAACAGTTCGATAATATCGTACAGTTCTGCGTTCTGATAGTCGGCCCCGCTTGTGTCTCGGTAACTGACAGCATAGCCGTCGTTGTTCTCGGAAGCGATTCGGCCGCCGTCCGTCTTATCGAAGGACGACAGCTTCTCCGCAGCCGCGCAAGTCGCGTCCCGCACAGCGTCCGGGATCTCGGAGCTCCTCATGCTCGTCAGCCTCCCGAACGTGAACTGATCCACGTGTGCGGAAGCCTTCTTTGCGTAAGAGTCGAACTCGGACTCGCTCAGTGCGGTACCGTGATAGGTGTCCGCGTAGTAGCTATACGTTGCATAAACCATAGGGCGAACCTCCATTCAAAAGCCGGAGGAGGCGAATGAACGCCTCCTCCGAGTCCGATCAACCTCTGGAGAGGATGCGGGCAATGGGGATCATCTTGTGGCTGATGTACTGGCGGTTGCCAGCGGAGCCCATGGTGTGAACCAGCTCCCAGTTGGCGCCGTTCTCCAGTTCGGAGTCGGTCGGGGAGAGCGTGGACATGGACTCTCTGGTGAAGCTGATGCCGTAAGGCGCGAAGCACTTACGCTGACGGGAGTACAGGAGATCCTGACCTCCGTTGGTGGACGGGTCACGGTCAACCTCATACGGAGTGTTGCATCCGCAGTCGGTGAACTCGATGGCGCCGTCGCCGAGCACGTAGGTCGTATACTTGGTGTACGAGATCACGGGCGTGGTCGTGGTGCTCTTGGTCAGAGTGCCTGCGTCAGAGACGATGCTGCAATCCGGAGCGCCTTCACCGACATATCCGGTCTTCTCGGTCACGGTCAGGTAGGCGTTGGAGCCGGTGTGCGCAGCGGTGTACTTCGCCGCGAAAGCATCGTTGGCTGCGAGAGCGGTGGCAACCGCGGTGGCGGCAGCATTGCCGGAGGCAGCAGAAGTGCTGTCCAGCGTGACCTCTACGCCGCCGATGGTGACCTTATCGCCAGAGGCGAGGGTGCCACCGAATGCGTACTTGTACACGCCAGCGGTGTCCTCGATGTTCTCGGTCGGCATGGAGTCGTCCACGAGAACGAGGCGGCCGTTCAGGGTGCCGAGGCCGATTTCGCGCTCCATACCGTTTGCATCGTTGTACTTGAGGTAGGTCAGGAGCTTGAGGTTCTCAAGGTTCGTCGCTACCGAAGAGTGGATGCAGACGAGGGTGAACGCGCCCTTGTTGTCGCCGCAGGCTTTCTGCATGCAGGTGTTCAGGGTGGTCTGATCGACATACCCGGTCACGCCGTTGGTGTTCTGCACAGCGCAGACATCGAGGGTGTGGGCGTTGACAAACTTCTCGTTCGCCTGGCCGGTCATCTTGAAGATGCCGTTCAGGATGTGGACGAGAGTGTCCTGATCGACCTCGTTCCAGTAGTCCGCAATCTGCTGGGCGATATTGGCAACGAAGTCCTCGCCACCGGTGATGTCGTAGCTGAAATCGTCCTCTTTCCACGCTTTCGCGCGGCCGACGACGACACGGCCATGCTGGAAGGTCACGGTGGACTCGGCGGTGATGTTGGTCGAACCGTCGTAGTTCACCGGGGACATCCCGGAGATCAGGCCGCGAAGCGGGGTGACGATGTAGTTACCGCCAGACTGATCGCGCATGGCCTGCGACAGATCGGGGCGGGTGCGGATTGCACGGCTCTTAATGAGCTCGGTTTTGCGGGGGTTCGGGAGGCGCTCGATGTAACCCTGAAATACCTCCGCATTGAAGACCTTTTCATTGAAAACTCCAGACATTTTTCTTCATCCTTTCTGTTTAGTATTCGATCTTGGAGTCAGGATGCTCGTTCTTGTAGGCCATCATTTCAGACAGGGTACGTTTCTTGCCGGAGCCATCTGCGGGCGGCGTGGGCGGGGCATAGTACGGGGTGCCGGGCTTCGGAGGGTCTTTCGGAGGATCAGCAGGCGGGGTATCGGCCACAAAAGCAGTCGGGTACTTTGTCTGCATTTCCTTCATGAAGTCGTCGGCGCCGAGGAACTTTTCGCCCTCACGGACGAACTGCTTCGCCATGAACTGCGTGAACACCTGATCGCGCACAAGGTCATTGGCGAATCTGAAACCGCCAAGGTAGGTTCGAGCCGCAAACTCGGTTTCCTGATCTGCCAGCTTCTTCTGGAGATCGGCGGTGTCTCTCGTGTACTTCTCTTCCCAATCCTTTGCCGACTGCTTGATGCCGTCGATGTCCATGTCCTTGTAGGACTGGATCGTCGTCTTTGCTTCATCAAGCTGGGTACGGACGCCTTTCAGCTCCGTTTCCTTCGCATCGAACTTTTCCTTTGAAACGTAGCCGCCTTCTTTGAGGTTGACGAGCATGATGTCCTTACTTTCGTCGAACTTTTTTGACAGCTCCTCAAAAGTAAGTGCAGCAGGGGTACCATCCTCTTTCTTTCCGAAGAGGGGTGCGAGAAATTCGTACATGGTTCTACTTCCTTTCGCTGATTTTTTTAATCGTCGGTTCACTCCGACATCTGCTATCCGGGGTTTATATCTCTCCCGGCAGGAGAAAGAGGCAGTTTATATGCCATACCACAGGGCAGATGGTATGAAAAAAGCAGCCCTCTCGGACTGCTCAGATCATCAATCTGTGATGATCGCGATGACGGCTGGGCCGTCTACGGTGATATTGGTGGTCGAATACGGGTCGGCGTAATGGACATCGACACCCTGCCTTTTCTCAAGCTCCGCAACGAGGTCTGCGGTGCTGACGAACGGAAGACCGCCGTTCACATGGAGCCGTTCTGCGGCGATGTACCAATCGTTTGCGAGGATGTCCGTCTGCGACGCCACCCAGGGGACAACGGTGTTGTCTGCCGCCTTCATGTACAGGTAGTCACGCCTCGTGACTTCTGTGCCGTCTGCGAGGGTGTACGGTTCTCCCTCCGCTTCGCAGAACATGACGAACATGCCCTTGCCATTCCAGCCGCGCCTTGCGACCTTGTGGCCGTGTTTCAGCAGGCGTATCGCCTCGCCGAAGTCGTAGGTTTTGCTTTCTTTCATAATTCCTCACTTTCTGGCCTTTCTGTCGGCCCAAACTGCTTTGGCACTAACGCTTCTGTTCCAGCCCCCGGTCTGGAGCCGGTACCAGTCGCGAGTACGTCCTGTTTCGTCGATGAAGGTCTGCAGGGCGGCCTCCCGACGCTTGAGCTTTACTGCTGCTTGCTGGAAGTCGTTGTGGAAAAGGTCTTTTTCTGCCTCGTTCTTCGCACTCTCCAATGCAGTATTAAGCGTTTCGACCTCACGTTTTGCCGCGCGGATCTGACGTTCATAGTATCTTTGCTTCTGTGAAAGCTCATACTCTTCCGTGTTGTCCTTTCCCATATCGGCAGAAGGATCTCTGCTGGCTGCCGGAATCGACAGTCCTTCGAAAAACGGATAGAAGCTATGGTAGCAGTTCCACCCGCACAGCCCTTCGCCGGTTCCGTACCCCGTCACATCGTAGAAATCGCGGTAGCCGCTTCGGTGGCCTCTGCTCAGAGAGTACACTTGGCCTTGCCACTCGGCGTGTGACGGACGCGCGCCTGAGTGGGACGTGACCTCTACCAGCTCACAGCCCATGTCCTGTGCTCTCACAAGCTGGAGCTTCGCCGCCGACTGATTGACTCCGGTGACGATCGCTCTCCGGACGGCCACGTCTACGTTATCGTAGGAGGCGTGCCCGGTCGCAGACTCGTAGGCGATCCTCGTAATGCCTTTGGATGCAAGCTCTTTTATGGCTCTGTAGATCGCTGTTTGCTGCGTGAAGGCACCGGACATGATTTGTATATAGGCTCGGTCTAAAAGCATCCCGAAAGCGTCGTAGGAGGCCAGGGCAGTCGTTTTTGTGAAGTTGGATAGCAACCGTAGCGTTTTGTCTGTTCCCTGTAGGACGAGAGCCTGCATAGCCTGGGACTTTGCGAGAGACAGGGGTGTCAGACCTGCTTTCCGGTAGATCGCGTCATCATAGGCGAGAGAGTCTACTGCGGCGTGCGCCATGATCTGCTTGACCTGACGTTTCGACTTCAAGCCAGCTCTGCTCAATATCCCGGCCACATCCTCTTGGAAGTACCCGAACTCTTTCGCTTTCTGATACTGCCATTTGGCCGTGTCCGTGACATACCCCATCTTGAGCGTTCTCCGGACAATATCGTCCGCGATGTCCTGCTCGACAAGCCCGTAGACCTCGATCACTTCATCGGCCACGCCAGCAAGGTATGTCGGTGTCAGCATACGATCAGCCTCCGTTTACTTCCGGCTTCTGTGCTCCTTCATCTTCTTCCGGCTCGTTCGTGATGAAATCAAGGATCTCCTCGTCGGATTCATCCTCTTCGGCGCCGACCATCTGCTTTGCCTTTTCCGGGGTCTCTCCGTACCACTTAACGCGGAACTCCCACTTCTTCATGAGGCCCTCGCGGACTTCCTGCAGGTCGCGCTGACGTTCGCGCTCGGCATCAACGACTACGCTGTCATCCAACTCGAAGGTCACATCGTAGTTCCCGGCAGGAGCCAGCCCGTACAGCGTGGTCAGGGTGTCGATGGCATAGACCAGATGACGCAGGGCTTTTTCGAGGGCCTTCTGCGTGTCCAATACCGTGGCATACGACCTTTGCTTGGACTGAATGATCTCCTCTGCGGTCTTGTCCACCATGGACGGCTCCGACAGGGTGCCGTAGGCGAGACCGCACTGGAACTCGATCTTCTGGAGGTACTTGTTCAGGCCGTTGAACATGGACGTGTCCCGGATCTCCGGGCTGAACGTATCCAACTTCTGATCGCGCTCCCATCGGAATGTCCTGTACAGCCGTTCCTCTCCCTCCGGGAGAATGACCTTGCCCTGACTGTCCCTCTCGAACAGGTTGTCGGATGCGTGGAGAGCCGCTTCTTTCGATTTGTACTCCCACACGATCTCCGACCACAGCCGGTCTGCCTCTTGGATCTGGCTGACTGCCCTCGCGAAAGCAGAAACGCCGAGCGGTGACTTCGACTCGACGTTGTTTGCGAACGGCATCTTGTAGTACGCGAACAGGGGCTTATCGACGTTGCCGAACCGGACTTCCTCGCCCACATCGGCCCATCGAGCAACCGAAGTCAGCGGCACCGGGTCACCCAGGTTGTCGCTGTTCGGCGTAATATCGCTGATCTGTAGACGGTAGCATTTGTTGCGGATGACATACAGGCCGTTATCGTAGGTATGCCATTCCAACCTCGTGTACCGGTACTTCTCGTCATATTCAAAATCCCGGAAGACCGCGCCTCTGACTTCACCGTCAGAGTCAAACTCAGTCGGCCAGAAGTCTTCTGCCTGAACCGTCGTGGTGTAGATGTTCTTCCCGGCCACGAACGGCTTGAGGACGATTCCGCCAGTGCCGGCAGCAAACTCCGTGTAATTCCGGGCTTTATCGACCGCCCTCTGGTACTGCGTGTTCACATAGTCGGCACGCGGGCTGCCAGAGACGGTTGACTTCATTTCAAGGGTAACCAGGCGTGCAATCTCTGTGGAGATCGACACCGGGAGATTCAGGGTCTTTTTGCCGCTTTCGGGGTCCTTCCACGGCGGTCTGTCCTCGAACATTTCTGTCCAGAGCTCGATCCTTTCCTCCATCTTGGAGGAGACCGCTATCCGAACGCCCAACTCGGCTTCGATCTTGCTTTTGCTGAACACACTTCTCACCGCCTTTACGATTTTCTGAAAAAAGCTCATGGGTCACCACCACCTATCTTTCGCCTACGTCGATGTAATACCTCATGTCATGCTCGAAGCTGTACTCGAAGGCGTCCAGCGTGTCGATGTCCGACGTGCCGTTGTCCAGTCGTTCCAGTTCGATGACTTTCGGGTTCCACACCGCGGTTCTGAGGGCGTCAGCGAGAGTCTCACAGTCCTCGGTGTAGAGAAAGCGATCTCTCGCGGTGAGGCGAGTGACCGTAAAAATACGGTCATTGATACGCTCTTTCAAAGCGTACCCGACCGGGATGTTGCCGAAGCCGGCTTGTGCAAGGGATTTCCGCAGGCCGCGTATCAGGACTGGCTCGGCTGAATCGCACCATACCTGACTGACATTGCCGTACTCACGCATCACAAAATCCACGAATGCCACGAACTTGTTGCCGAGGATCTCCGGGTCTATGTCCTGTTCCCGGTGAAGCTCTGCGGCCAGGGCGATCAGCTTCGCATATCCCACCGTGGGCGCTGTCGCAACAAAAGCGTGGCCGGAGCCGTTTCCTCCGAAGTCCACGCCTATCGTGATCTGCAGCAGCTCCCTCTGCTCGTACATTCGCCGCCCCTGCCACCGCGGAATAATGAGCGTGTTCTTGTCCGAGCTGGTGATCGCGGCGAACTTCGGGTAGATGACGCCCTCCGCGATACTGCGCTTGCCGAGGATGTCCCGGATGTACCAGATGCTATCCTCGTCATACTGGCTGATGATCTCGGCCTTTCGTTCCTCGCTGATGTTGACGTTATCAAAGATCGTGAAGTGCTGGTAGTTGAAACCGCCGAGCAGCTTTCCCTCCTTGTCCAGCCGAGCGTACTTGTCGATATACTCCGAGTAGATCGGAGCCTTCGGGTGATCCGGGTTCAGATCCCAGAACACCCGCCTGCGTTTGGCGGCAAGCTGTCGGTTGAACGCCTCTTTGATCGTCGTGTCGTGATGCAGGTTGATCTCTGTGGCAATCCACATTCCGTAGGAGTTACCACGAATCTTTTTGAAGCTATCTGAAAAAGCCCCGCCTGCGAATATGACGATCTTCGTCTTGAACTTCGTGGCCGGGCCGCAGATATACAGGCAATCGTTGCCTTTGTACTGTCCCCACCGGGACTGACCTCTGAAAATCCACTCAAGGCCGAAGCCATTGGCGTCGCCTATGTTCAGCTTCGCGTTCGCCATCGTGGAGCCGGTGGCAAGGTGGATTCTGTCTGGGGTCGTTTTCAGCTCATGGGCGAAAGCATAGACGTTATCAATGGTTTTGCCGGCACGAACCGCACCCTCCGCAATATTGAAGGTGCTGTACTGGCAGTTCTTGATGTACGCCATGTGCTTTGTGCTGAACTGATACGGGATCGTCTTCCGCTTTCGGTACCCCTTTTCCAACAGAGCCCTATCCGTAGATTGCTTCGTCTGTTTCATCGGTGTCCTCAATTTCCATCGTGTTGCGAGGCCGATCAGCCCACTCGTCAGGTGCTCTGTTCTTTAGCCAGAAGCACATGGCCCCGACCTCGCCGGGGACGTGCTTCTTTATGGTCCTGATCTTTGCGGGCTTCGTGTTGCCGTCCTTGTCCATTTCAATGACGGTCTCTTTCTCCTCATAGTCATAGCCCATAGCCCGCTGATACAGGGTCTTCTCGACCCTTGCGTTCGCTCCAGACTTGCCTCGCTCCAATGCTTCTGCGAAAGACGGGTGATCCTTCTTCCAACGTATGATCGTGCGTTTCGAGACCCCGAGCGCTTCGGCGATCTCCTGATCTATGGCGCCCCTGATAGCCAGCGACCACGCCCAATCATCGTGGTACTCCGAGTTATACTTGGGCGCCGCTGGCATAGGCCGTCACCTACCTTCCAGCGAGGTAATCAGCCGCCCAGTATTCAAGTACCTGCCATTTATTCTTGGCACCGACCGTGCCCTCTTTGGTCATCTTATCAACCGCTTCCTTGATGATCTCGGCGGCCTCTTTCGGTATCGCCGGTGTCCCGAGCAGGCTGGTGAGCTGTACCCATTCCTCGCTGTCATCGTAGTGGACATCCTCGAAGATCTGCTCCGTCGCTCGGATCATGGCGTGGATCGCAGCGCCCGTGTTCTTCACATTGGCGAACTGCTGATACTTCGTCACTGTCTCGATGAACTCCTCGTGCTGGTCGATGTCGGCAACTCCGAGGAAGTCCGGCTTGAGACTTCCGAGTACATTCAGGAGCTTGTCAAGATCTTTGAGCTGGTGCGGCAGGAAGGTAAAGGTTACGTTCTTCCACGCAAACTCCACCTTCGGTGCTATGAGCTTCTCCAGCTCGGCCATCGGTTCTCCGATGATCTCCTTGCCGATATAGCTTTCCAGCATGTCGTCTACGTCGTCGATCATCTTCGCAATCTCTCGCAAGGTCGATTGGTCATCGAACCCGTTGATCGCATTGTGGGCGATCTGCTTCGAGGCTACTTGTGAGCGCCGGAGGCTAGACACGTCCAGGATGACGAAAACTTCCGTCAACCCGGCGTCCTTTGCCGAGCGGAGGCGGTGATGGCCGGAGATCACTTCGATCCGACCTTCGATAAGAGCGCAGAACGGAAGGCTTTCGAGCTGACCTCGCTTCTTGATGTTGTCGGTCAACTGCTTCTGCATTTCCGTCTTCATGATCCGGGCATTGAGATCCTGTTCCCGGATGTCGGCCAGCTTGATCTTCGCGATCAGCAGGCCGGAGCCCATGTCAGCTATGGTCTCATAGCTTACTGCTCGGACTTCGTTTTCTCTCGCTGTTTCCTCCATCTTTCTTCCTTTCCCAGCCACTCGACGAGGGCTTGTTTCGCGTTTCTGTTCTGCAGAGGGGATTCATAGGTGAGCCGGTAGCCCATCTTCTTATCCGGGACGCGCTTGGTCAGCTCCATGAGGCCGCGCATTTCCTTGGCCTCCGGGTACTTGGTCATCTGGACGGTCTTGAGGCTATTGGCCTTTTCTTTCTCAAGGTCGGTGCAGACATTCATAATCAGGGGCTTGTTCTGCGCCAGCATCGTGAGTAACCGCCCGAGCCGGTACTTCGTGTGCGGTACCGTCATCCCGTACATCAGGAACACGGCATCGCTGACTTGTGTACCGAACGCTCCCATCGTGAGGGCTGACTTATCGAGTCCGAATACCCCGGCCAGCATACCGTCGATCAGGACGGCCATGTTGATAGGGGCAGACGATCCGATGAACCCATGCGTCCAGAGCTTCCGGTAATACTGAGCGTTGACGCGCTCAATCTGCATGATCTGGACTTTCGACTTCCGGGTGATCTCGTAGTCCCTCGGCAGGATGGAACAGTCTAGAGGTTCCAGTTTGCCCTCGTTCGGACGGGTGATCATCTTACCCTCCGCAAGAGCTGTGGCCTCCTCCGGCCTGTTTGATGTCAGGTACACGTTCACACCTTCCCGGACGCCGTACCGAGCGAAGACGGGGGAGCCCGCCGTCTTCCCGGGGTTGTTCTCCTCATAGCAGACCAGCAGGCACTTGGCATCTTTCATCTTCTCGTAGAGCTCGATCAGCCCTGTCGCCGGGTCGAAGATGCCGTATTCCGGCTCCTTCCATGTCATTCTGCCGCCCGTGTCATACCACTTCTCAAAGCCGGCAGCGTAGGTCGGCGGGTTGGCAATGACCAGGGCGTGCGGGTCGTCATAGCACTCTTCAAGGTGCTTCCACATATCAAGGGCCCGGTAATTCATGCCGCCGAGAGCTTGGTGCGCCCGGTCAAGCTGTGCCCGGATCTCTGCAATATGCTCCTCCCGCCGATCCTCAAGGTCTCGCAGGATGTTGTAGAAGTATGCCTGCCCTGCGTGCTTCACTGTCCGGAGGTAGAGCTGTGCGTAGAGTGCTATCGCAGGATCGGCCAGCTCCTCGTCAGAGAAGCCCTTGGCGTGGATCTCCAACTCGTCCAGCGGCTTTCCCATGATGGCGTAACCCATGATCGACGTGAACATCGCCACGTCGGAGGACTCGATCTGCGATGGCTTATATCCGCACTGTTCTGCGATGTGGGACATGGCAAAGGCACCGGCGCAGGGCTCCACGAACCGGCTGTACCCGTTCTTCCGGGCATTTTCGATCAGCGGTTTCAGGAACTTCTGCTCCTGTGCCACGAGCGTTCCAAGGAAGAACGCTCCGGGATTCTGAAATCTCGGCAAAAACTATCACTCGCCTTTCTTTTTTGCCACTCTGGTTTCGACTGGAGCAAAGCCTTTCCATAGGATTGGTTGTTTCAGATGACGTGAGCATCTGGAAAACGGTGTGTCTGGGCGTAAACAGCAAAAGAGAGCCGCCCCGGGAAGTCTTGGGGCGACCCTCTTCACAAGGAGAAACACTATGGCTCTCTGGTCCGCCGAGCGGGGTTTGAACCACGCGACCTGCCGATTAAGAGTCGGCTGCTCTTCAAACTGAGCTATCGGCGGGTACTACCATAGCGAGAGCTGTTCTGCTTTCGGCTGCTCCGGCTCTCTCGGAGGTTCCGACTGCGCTGGCTTGGCGTCCTTATGCGGGCCCACCCTGCCTTTCGGAACTGACGGATCGGGCAGTTCTCCTATCTGCTCTCCCGTCCTTGCATACCACCATTCTGCAAACACCAGGCGGTGACACCACTCGCCAGGGATTCTTACATCCTCGTAACAGCAGAGGACTACATCTTTCTTGAGATCGAGCCTCTGATACCTCGTGAGGATCTCAGCGATCCGTCTGGCTCCAGTCCTGTCCATGTGCCTGAAATATGCAGGCGTGAACTTCGATCTCTCGTATTCGTTGAACAGGTACCCAGGAGGCGCAATCTCAATGATGTTGCCGGCCAGCTCATAGTTAAGCGGGAACTTCGGCGCTCCTCTGGTGATTCCAACCACCGTGTACTTCCCGGATCTCAGCTCCGGGTTGCTGTATCTGCTGGTGTAGATCATCAACCTCACTCTTTCCGTACAGACGATTCAGAACCGCAATCCCGTCCGCGATCTTCTGTTCGAGATCATAACCGAGGGACTTGTAGAAGCGGTCGTGAACCATGCACTCATAAGCCAACGTCATCGCGTCGGCCTCCGCTTTGGAGATTCCGAGACGAAAGCCTTTCGCTATGCTGAGAGCTTCCTTGAAGCTGCCGCCAGCAACAAGCCGTCTGACTTTGTCCGACTTTCGTTCCATCGTGATCCTCCGTTCCGAAATGGTAAGTGGTTCCTATCGTCATTCTATCAGACCCACCACCCATGTCAATCGAAAGATCCTCCGGCCTACCGGATTTTTCAGAGCAAGGTCAAGGTCGTCGTGCGCGCCCGTGCGCGTTTTACTGGGGTGACACTAAAACCTTTTCGAGCGTGATCTTACCAGGTTGGTAATTGGCTTGTCAAAGGCGAGTTTTTGGCGGCATGGCTTCAAGTCAGCCCATCTACCCCGAAAATCCGGGGAGTCAGGCGCCTCGTGGCTGCCTTTACATCCTTGTAAACTGTGCTGATGTCGATGTTTTCTTTCGCTGCGATTTCCTCTGCGGTCATGGCTTCGGGAGTGACATAAAGTGCCTTAATGACCCTGCATCTTCGCATTTCCTCGTCCTTATTGGATCGCAAACAGTAGTTTTCGTAGTCCTCAAGTGCCTTGTTGATGTGCTCGATCATCACTTTGGTCTTGGCCGCGCTCATTCTGATGCTCTCCACCCGGATCGTCGTCTCGGTCGTCCGTCCGGACATGAGGTTCTCCAGAATATCATAGACATCTTCTTCGCATTGCGAGGCTTCGTAGATGGCGCTCTCGCAGTTTGCGGCGAGGCCGCGATAGTTTACGAGGAGCAGGCGCGTGTTGTAGAGCTTCCTGTCCATGATGGCCTTTTTCGCCTTTTCCTGCTCCTTCTGGTAGGTCTCGATGACCAGCTCCACGATCTCCTTCTTCATCGCCGGGGTCAGAGCTTCTTTCTTCGCTTCCATGTCGAATCCTCCTTTCGCCCCGCCCCTCCCCCATCCGGGGGGAGGGGCAGAGCGTCATTCCTTACTTTCTCGAATCCGGGTCGCTGGTGAAGTAGCCGCGGATCAGTGCGTCCATGTCGGTTCTCTCCCAGGTCCGGTCATCGCCGGTGACCATGCCGAAGTGTCCATAGGCCGACGTTGCCTTGTAGATCGGGGCGCGGAGATTCAGGCGCTTGATGATGCCGCCCGGCGTCAGCGGGAACAGCGTCGCCGCCATTTCTGCCAGATCCTCGTCTTTCTGCTTCCCGGTACCGAAGGTATCGACGCGGACGGACACGGGATCTGCAACGCCGATGGCATAGGCGAGCTGAACCTGGCACTTCCGGGCGAGGCCGGACGCCACGATGTTCTTGGCGATGTACCGAGCCATGTATGCAGCAGAACGGTCAACCTTGGTCGGGTCTTTCCCGGAGAAGGCGCCGCCGCCGTGTGCAGCGTACCCACCGTAGGTGTCCACGATGATCTTACGTCCTGTCAGGCCGGAGTCAGCAGCGGGGCCGCCCTTCACGAACCGCCCGGTCGGGTTGATGTACAGGTGATAGGTGTCAATGTCCAGCTTCGGGTTGTGCTTCACCGCTTCCTCCAGCACCGGACGGATCACCAGCTTCTGGAGGGGAACGGCCAGCTCTGCCGGCGTGACATTCTCCTTGTGCTGGGTGGAGATCACGATGGTGTCAATTCTGGTCGGCCACCCATCCTCCCCATATTCCACCGTAACCTGCGTTTTCCCATCGGGCAAGATAAAGGGAATGCTCCCATCCTTGCGCCTCTGGGAGAGCTTGTAGGCCATCTGGTTTGCGATGGTGATCGGGAGGGGCATCAGATCGGGCGTTTCGTCACAGGCATAGCCGAACATCATGCCCTGATCTCCAGCACCGCCGACAGCATCGTTGGTACCCATGGCGATATCCGCGCTCTGCTCGTCCAGGGCGACGATGACTGCGCAGGTGTCGCCGTCCAGCCCAGCCTCCTCGTTGTCGTAGCCGATGTCTTTCAGCACCTTGCGGACGGTGCCGCTGACCTCGATGTTGGCTTTCGTGCTGATCTCGCCGAACACCATGACCATGCCGGTTGTGGCGCAGCACTCGCAGGCCACCCGACCGTTGGGATCATTCCGCATGACTTCATCGAGGATTGCGTCAGATACGCGGTCACAGACCTTATCGGGATGACCCTCGGTGACTGACTCAGATGTGAACAGGTTCTTGTAGCTCATTTGTAATCTCCTCTCATTCTTCTTCGATCACGGTCAGCCCATAGGCGACTGCCGCGTCATGCTCAATCTTGCAGCCTCTCGCGTTCTCCCACCCCTTACAGAAATACGCCGCGTGGCACTTCGACATATTCTCAAGACTCTTCGCGAGGAAGCACATGGGCTTCTGGACGACGCCGCGCCCCTCCATCGACTTCTCGCTGTACCACTCGTCGGTGAAGAGGGTGTTGACGACCTCGTAGCCGAGTTCCTCCAGCTTTGCGATGGCGCGTTCTCTGGTGGCGACGATTTCTTCTTTCGTGAGTCCGGCCATAGGCTGAGAGAGCATAGCTTTCTTACTCTCCCGGAGAGTCGCGTTTTGATCGGCCCAGACCACGATACCCTCACAGGTCTCCCCGTGGAGGTACATCTTGAACAGCTCCATCGTCTCGTTCATGCAGTCGAGCCTGATCTTGTCGAGAACGTAGTCGGGATCGAGGTCGTAGTAGTCAGGCATCCAATTCAAGAACCCCTCGATCAAGCCTTCGGCGTTCTCCATGCCCTCTATGAACCGCTTCTGCTCCGGATCGAGCATATCCTTCGTGTATTTGCCTGTGTCAACAAGGTACGTAAAATTCATTTCTGATCTCCTTCCTTCTCCTCCGGGCACCACTTCACCGTTCTTTTCATCGGGAGCTGCCCGTGTCCAAATGCCAGGAACCCCGGCATCTTCTTGATCCTGTGCTTCTCGAAGTATTCCCGGATGTACCGCTGGTCAGGGTGCTTACAGTGGTACGATGTGCGGGAATTGCCAGGCTTGCGATACCCTTTCTGATACGGGCAAGTCTGACATCTGCATACGCTCATGTGGTTTCCTCCTCACGCCAGCCGGTAGACTTTCCACTGCTTGGTCTTACCGTTCTCGTCCCTCCGGCTCTGCATTTCCCCGGTGATCGCCACGCCGGACTTCTTGAGATCGTAGATCCGCGCGCCGAGACGCAGGATTTTAAGATCCTCGAATGCCCGGAGCTGATCAATGCTGCCGTACTTCATCAGGTATTCGAGCACCTGACTGTTTTGAGTGGCAACGCTGCTCTCAGCCATGATGTCCCTCCATTTCTGCCCGCAGGCTTTCTTTGATGTAGTAGTCCAGGCCGAGCCTCCGGCAAAGGGCCTCCGCGTCTTGCCCGAACTGCTTCCAGTCGATTTTGGATGCGTGATAATTGAGCTTTCCGATCTTCACCTTGTCGACATCCTTGTGGCATAGTGCGATGATCTCAAGCACGTTCCTTGCATCAAGCACCGGCTCGAACGATACCCATGTGTTGATACCGAGCATTTTCGCTTTCTGCAGGGCGTTCAGCTTCCCGAAGTACATATCGTAGTCGTACTTCCCGTCGATTGTGACGCCGTACCAATCGTCTCCGTCCAACAGATCGAAGTCTCGGGTACCGTCGCCTTTCGTCAGGATCTGAACATGGTTGCCGTGGTCTTTCAGGAGCTTGATGATCTCCCTCGTGACTGACGTATCATAGCCGGTCGGGTACGGGTCGCAGGTGAAACAAAGGTGGATCAACTTGCCGGTGATCTGCTCAGATTCGAGCTGCTTCCGGGTGGCCTCCACGATGCCCTCACGAGGATTTACGACCGTGTGGAACTGCTCTCTGTCCCGGTGGAGTACATTCGGGGCGAAGCAATAGAAACACCTGTGCGGGCAGCCTGTGTAGATGTTGAGGGCGAGATCGCCGTATTCCTTGGCCTTGCCTTTCGGCTCATAGATGGGCTTCATGTTTCCTCCTTTCCAGCTCGGCCTCCGCGTCCTTCATCGTCAGGAAGAACTGTTTTCCGAAATCTTCCTCCCAAATGAAGCGATTAAAAGGATTGCACTCAACAAGTGTGCGCCGATGTATTCCGTCTTGCGCATTGACTGCGGTGACCATGTACTGCCTAACCGTCCCATCAAGCTCCGCTCTCCAGAGCTTGATGCCAAACTTGCACGGCAGAATCCGAAGCCGTCCGTCGTGCTCAGCGTCGATCCACTCACCAAGTTTCTTGTGCAGCGGACCGTAACTACTGTGTGTCAGCTCGTGGATTTCCTCTGGCGTGAGTCCGGTGTCCTCATAGGCGGCAAGGCGATCAAGTATGATTCTTACATCATGCGCGATCATTTCACACGGCTCAAGAAAGAGGTTTGCTTTCTCTTGAGACTTCATCCACACCATGTCTAAGGATCGTTTAGTCAGTCTTTCCATAGGCTTCCCTCACTTCCTTCATTATTCCGGCGACGCTGTACTCACCGTAGTCGATATAGCACGAGATCGCTTGCTCCAGGTTGTCCGCGTTTTCAGCTTCCGAGCTGATCTGATCCGCGTCGATGCACATATCTTCGAGAGCCTCGAACACCACATGGGTTGCTTCTGTCGCCTCAGCCTGCTTTCTGCGTGCCTTTTTCAGCAACTTCTCGAACAGGTCGAACACCTGCTCGTCGGAGCACTCCTCCGGGGTCATATCACTTATCGGCTTCTTCATTCTCGGCCTCCAGCTTTCTCCCGCACATCGGGCAGAACCTTATCGGAAGAATGTCCTCCCCGGCGTCCTCTCCGTCCATCATCAGGGCGTGGTACGGAGGATCAGCCGTCTTCACCGTCTCGCCGGTCGTCAGGTCGATGGCCGGCAAGGGGACAACCGGTGTCAGCCAAACCTCGTACTTGCCGTCGTCGGTCATGGCGGTCATCCTGCTTTCCTTGTGGTGGCAGAACGGGCAGCTCTTCTGCCTCTCTGACACGCCGCCGAAGTATTCGATCAAGCTGTCCCGGTCAATGATCGTCAGATCCGTGACTCCGGCTTTCCTCGCCGCGTCCTTGCAGGCTTCCACGATCATTTCTTCCTCCGTGTCGATCAACTGAACCGCGATCTTTCTGGTGATCTCATAGATTCCCATGCTCCCGGTGTCGATCTCCGGGTCCCACTCAAAGTGCTGCACTTTAGCTTTCATGGTTCGCCTCTTTCAGCCTTTGTGCCAGTCGCTCGATCTTGCTGGTGCGATACCGAGCGACATCTTCCGCGATTCCGTAGATCATCTTGAGCTGTGCCAGCATGATCTCCACGTCCGCTACCTCCTCGGCGATCTGCTCGATGTTCTCACGGCCTCGCCAGTTCTTGCAGAGCTCTTTCTGCAGCTCCGACATTTCCTCGTAGACCATCATGATCTGGGCCTGATCGCCCCACGTCTTAATGGCCTGTTCCATGACTCTGCGTTCAAAGACGGCTTCTGCGGCCGCGCCGCCGTATTCATTGACATTCATTCAGATCTTCCTTTCACTTTTCCGGGTACCGCCAGGTATCGGACGTTGTATCGAGCGTCTTTTTCAGGACGATCTTGTCCGGGTGCCACTCGGCAAACACCCAATCGCAGGATACCGGCCTATGCTCTTCGTGCCAGATCGTGACTTCCTGCAATGCTATTTGATACTGCTCTTCGAGGATCGGGTTTGACGGATCGTAGAACATCCACTGTCCCGGCTTTGAGATCACTTCCGTCAGCGTGTTCGCAAACTCTCTGCTCGGGTTATCCACGCGGTTCAGGATGCACCAGATATAGGTGCGCTGATCCCTGACGCTGTTGTCGCGGATGCCATACAGGACTCTCGCCAGAGCTTCCGCTTCCCGGATATACTGTGGCGGGATCGTCAGCTCCGGCGTAGCTGTCGGCGCCTCTACAATCTCTTCTGCCGCGGCTTCTGCTGTCATGGCTTTTACCTGCCTCCAATCCTTGATCTTCCGGACTCCTGATGCGATCATCGTGACGGTCAGAAGAGCGATCAGCACGGCAGCCACCTTTTGCCGGTTTTCTTTCCGGCAAACCTCGTTCCAAATCCCTTTCAGAACGTATTTCACATCAATCTTCATGGTCAAAATGGCAAATCCCCTCCGTCTTCTGTTTCTTCGGTGAACGGTGAGGCCGTCTGCGCCGGATGCTGTGGAGGCGCGTCGTCTTTTGGCTTGCTGTCACCGAAGAATATGTTGTCACAGCGGATTTCAACCGCTTTCCGTTTCTTGCCTCCGTCCTCGTATGACCGCGAGGTCAGAACGCCGGAGACCTCGATCCTCTGACCCTTCTTGAAATTCCGGCAAAGGAACTCTGCCTTCTGTTCCCATGCCACGCAGTCCAGGAAGTCGGTCTTGTCTCTGGTACCGGGTCTGTCTACAGCGATGCAGAACGTCGCTACGGCTTTGTTTCCCTCCACCGTGTAACGCAGCTCCGGATCTCTGACGAGCCGCCCGCTTTCTGCTACAATGTTCATCGGAAATATCCTTTCATCTTCAATGTCTGCCAGCTCGATGTAGTTCTTATAGAACTCGTGTCGGAACTCAACGATGCTGGCGTGGTGTTCGATCATCCATTTGATCTGCATGTGCTGTTTGAGCGATTCCGCGATTTCTCGGCAACCGTGAGCTGACCGCTTTCCCGTCCTATGGCAACTCTCTCCGCACAGGCCAACTACCAGCCCGTACCGATCTGACTTATCCCGCAGGGCGGCCGGGAAAACGTGATGTTCTTCCAGCCACCCTGTTTTGCCGCACAGGAAGCAGGTTCCGAAGTGCATTACTCCTCCGGGGGGTCGTACCCGTAATCGGTACCGAACTCGTGCTCGGGGTTGTCCATCGCCCAGATCGTCTCGTCGCACTCGATGCACTTCACGGCCACGCGCAGGATTTCGCCGGTCGCCTCAATGGTGTCGGCGGTGCAGACCAGCTCGTGCCCCTCGTGCTTCGCACAGATCTCCGGGTCGATGTGGAACGAGGACTTCACCGTACCAGCCGACGTGAGTAAGATGCTGCCGCCCTTGATCGTCCGGACGGAATACAGATCGCCGCCAGAGCCAAGGATCTTCAAGTCCTCGCCGATGTACTTGACTGCGTGCTGGAACTCCTCGATCTTTTCGGCCTTTTCCTCGTCGATAGGCTCGTCAGAAACGTCCGTGTAGTCAGCCTCGATGATTTCTCCCTCCTGTTCCGAGGGAGCCTCCGGGAGCGCAGGAGCGCCGATTACGGAGCCGTCAAGCTGCTTGGTTTCGGCCATGCCATCGACAAGCCCCTGTGCGAAGGCTTTCCCGGCCTCGTACCCGGCCTGTGCCTCAGACTTTTCATCCGCGTTCTCTGCGGTGACGACGCGCTCTTTCTCCTCCTCGTCGAACATCGAGGTCTGGCCGTTGTTGATCTCGACCATGACGTAGGCGTTGAGCTCTTTGTCCCAGACCATTTCGTAATTGCCGCCGAGGGTGCCGGATTTCTCGTCTTTGAACTGCATTGCGATACCGACCTTGTGGCTAAAGGTCGGCGTGGTGATCTCCCTCGTACCGTCATACCCGTTCGCCTGATAGTCACGGGTCTGATCCTTCATCAGCTTGACGACGATCTTGGCATTGAGGGTGCCTTCCTCCGCTTCCTGCTGTTCCATCGTGGAGAGCAGCTTGCGGAGCATCTGGTTGAAGTCGGACTTGAAAGCGTTCAGGGTGTCGCTCTCGATTGTCAGCGGAAACTTTTTACCGCCCATGTTCATTCCTCCTGTTAATAAACTTCTGCCGAGTTCTGGATCGTCACGACCACCCTCGGCTCGTCGCTGTAGAACTTCCGCACCATGCCGTCCACGATCTGCGAATCGTCATGGTATGCGAGGCCGTTCAGAGAGTCGGCAACGACCTTGAATACGTTGTCGATGTCCGGCTTCTTCGTCGGCCTGATCTTGTGGTTGAGCATCGCGGCGCGCTTTTTCTTGCTGGTGCTCTTTGGGATCTCGTAGTAAGCCGTGATCCTCATGTCGATCATGGACTCGTCCTGGAACTTGATGCCGTGGCATTGCCGCTGGTACTCCAGCTTCACGAGGTTTTCGTAGACCGCCGTTTTCTCCGGAGTGATCGGCTTTCTGCCGGTACCTACGAAGCGAGGTCTGCCTTTTCCCTGCGGCTCTCCGGGGATCGTGAACTTTGCCTTGATCTTCATTCGTTCACCTTCTCTCCGGCCTTGGGATCGGTCAGCTCGTATTCGAGGAAGTAGTCGTAGGACTTCTTGCCCTTGATCGGTTCGCTTCCCTGACGGACGGTGTAGCCGTTCTTTATCAGGATGCCGGCGACGATGATCCGGTCCTCGACGAGCTTAATTGAAATTCTCTCCATCATCACCCTCCAACAGTTTTTTCATGCGGTCATACCTCTGACTGGCCGCTTTCTGCCGCCACGAGTCCCCGGCGAACTCCACCGGGTAGCACAGTTCAAACACTCTCTCGTAGATCCGCTTGAACCGCTTATCGGACTCGTTCAGCATTTCATCCAGGCTCAGGTTGGTGGTCAGGATCAGCGGCTTCTTGCTGCGCCCGCGGCTGTCGATGATGCCGTACACCTTTTCCAAGGCGTAGCTGGTATCGCGTTCGGCTCCGAGATCGTCGATTATCAGCAGCTTCACTCGGTTCATCCGCTCTACCAGATCCTCGGCGGCTATCTGGTCTTTCTGATACAGCCCCAGAATATCCACGAACGAGGTCATGATCACCGACGTTCCGTGATCCAGCAGGTAGTTGGCGATGCAGGCTGCAGAGAACGTCTTGCCGGTGCTGCAATCTCCGTAGAACAGCAGCCCTTGGTTTTCCTCCAGCATCTTGTCGAAGTTCTTGACGTACCGCTTCACCAGCAGGGCGTTCTCTCGGTTCTCGGCCGTGACCTCGAAGCTGTCGAACGTGTGTCCGGCCAGCTTTCCTTTTATGAGGCTCTGGCGTCTCAGTGCTTCAAGGCGTTGCTGCTCGTCCAACTGCTCCTGCCGCTTCCGTTCATCCTCGATGGCCTTTCGCCTGCACTCGCAAGGGGTCATCACGAGCTTCTTGATTGGCGTTCCTTGCCCGGTGAGATCGGGTACTGTGATCTCCGTCTGCCTGCGGGTCTTGCACTTTCCGCACACAAGGTAGCCCTCAGCGTCTACGAAATCTCCCGGCTCCGGCTTGTTCTTTCTCTCTGCAATCTGGATTACCGGGTTCAGCCAGTCCATCGGATCTCCCACAGTACCCACCTCACTTCTTGAATGGATTCCCGACCCTGCCAGCCACCTGTGGGGCGCGCCGCAGGCCAGGCTGCTTCTCATTTACCCTGTCCACCACCCAATTCAGGATGGCGAGGTAATCGCTCTTGTAGGTCTTGCCCTTTGCCCCTTTGTAGTTACTCAGGGTTTCGATGCAGGCATCCGCAAAAGGCTTTCCGTACTTCTCGCAGAGCTTCTGGTACTCGGCCTCGGTCATCTGAACGAAGTCCGCATACTTGGTCTTTTTGGGCTTCTTCTCGACTTCCGCGCCGTCATCCGGGGGCGGTGGCTCCGGGTCTTGCTTCTGCTTCCGTTCGAGGCGCTTCCTTTCGGTCGCGGCCTCGCGGTTCTTGGTGTACTTGTACCAGTTCTCTTGCCATATGTCCCAATCGTGGAGGACGAACCCGCCATCCACCTTGTCTATCCATCGCGTCTCGACGAGCGCCTCGGCTACCGCGTTCATGTCAAGCGATGATCCTGCTCCGCAGCCATACAGGTACCGTGCGATGTCATCCAGCTCCACGTCCTCGATAAGCCCGGTTTCATCGGCGTTCTTCATGCCCCAGAACCAGAGGAAGTTGAGGATTCCGAGCGCCTCGAACTTCGAGCACCCGACCGCCTGATACAGCTTGCGGAGCTTTTTGCTGTCAACTTCCTCGTACACGCTTATCCACGCCATCTGATCACCTGCCTCTGCGGAGAGCCTCTTGTCCTCCCCATCATTCTGCGGGCGCGTCATCGGGATTCTCGCAGGAACGCTGTGCCAGCTCGTTCCGATGGGCTTCGCAGGCGTCCATGAGTTTCGTCCAGACCTCGCCGTAGACCGAGGACGGCATATTCGTCGTGGACTCGTACCCAGCCTCGCTGATAAGGTGCTTGATCAGGTTGTTGCCGTCCTCTTTCCCGAACTCAGCCTGGGCTGCCCGGAAGAGCGTCTGGCGCTGCTCCTGTGTGACCACCGGATCATCCTTTTCTTCTGCGGCGGGCGGGTCATTCACGACCACTTCGCCGTCTTTCCTGACCACGACCACACCGGATGCAACCATTTCTTCTTCGGAGTACAGCCCCTCGTAGTCTTTCGGGAAAGCGTCACGGACACACTGGCTGATGGCGACTTTGTTTATCATCGTCGCCGGCTTGGACTTCCAGTTCGCCATGCACTTGTCGTACTCGGAGAGGGACACTTCCTTGTAGGCGGTGCGCTCCGCGTCGCGCTTGACGAAGGACACACGGCACCAGCCGCCGATAAGAGACTCGCCCGGATAGAGGCAGCAGCCCTCTTTCTTGATGATCTCGTTTCCGCGCTGGACGATGATGCCGTCCTGCTTCTGGAGATAATTGGGGTTGTCATACGCCCTGCGGAGATAGGCGTCCTTGCCGACGACCATCTGTGCGGGCTCTTTCTCGCTGTACTTAATCAGGTAGCACTCGCCCTGCACCAGCGGGTTGAGCTTCTGCATCTTGCAGGTGTTCATGAAGAACACGACTTCCTGATCGCTCGTCAGATCAGCGCGGCCTCTGACGAGGTACTTTTTCACAAAGTCAAGCGTGAGCTCGACGTGGCTACCGAGAACGTCATAGCTGATTATGAGAGCGTTCTGTTCTGCGATGCTGAGTGCGGTGTTTTCAGTCATTTCATTACCTCCCGCTGATACTCATTTTGGTTACTTCCTGATAGGCGATTCCGGGAATCTGGATCTGGCCTTTCGAGGCGCGGATCAGCTTCATCACCGCCGCCTTATCGACCGGGCGAATCTCTACGCCCATGATGGAGTTCGGGACGCGCCGGGAGTCGATCTCTTTGATCTCCCAATCCCGCGTGGTGCTGACGCCGGACACTTTCGGTGCCGATCTGGTCGGAGCCGTGAACGACGTGGCCTCGTCCATGACGATTGCCTCCTCCAGAACCTCGTCAGCTCCGTTGGTGTCGCCGGCTTTTTCCAGCTCCGCAGCCTCTTTCAGCTTGCGCTCACGTTCGGCCGCCGCCGCCCTTCGGAGGGCTTCTTCCTGTCCCCGACGCTTACGTTCCTGCTCGGTAACGTAGGCGCCCATCGTTCTCTTCACGATGGACTCGGCGTTTTTCAGCGGGGCGAGCATCTTCTTCTCGCGGTCGCAGACCGCTTTGTGCGCCTGATACGCTGAGTCCTTCATGGGCTTGAAGAACTCCGTGACGACCGTTGCTTTCTGCTTGATCGTCTTGCCGAACTCCGCAGCATTGCGGTAGTCCTCGTCGTTCTCGACAATCAGAGCCTCTGCCTGAAACTCGATGTCCGTGACCTCTCTGGTCAGATTCTGTTCCTCTGCCGGAGCTACCACAGCTACGGCTACTTCGTTTTCTGCCATGCGCGTTTCCTCCTAAAACTTGTTCATGTAATTTTTGAGCGTCATCAAGACTGAAATCACCCGCCAGCACTCAGGATTTCTGGGATAGATGGTTTCCGTGTGCCTCCCGCTGTTCTGGAGCTGGAGGATCTCACGGCGGTCGATCTTGACCCCTTGGCTCTCCCACGCTCTGTCGTAGCCCTCAAGCTGCACCATGGTCAGCATGTGCTCGACTGTGGCCGTTGTCTTATAGTCCACAAGGGTTATCTGATCGTTGATGATGCAGAGCAGATCACACGTCCCGGCGTAGCCGAGAGTCTTGTGGTAAACCCTGCACTCCGTTCCGAGGATCACCGGCTTCTTCTCGTCCCACCAGGACTTGAAAGCCTCGAAGTACCCGGAAAACTCCGGGGCGATGTCCTCGATCCCGAACCTTGCGTAGTTTTCGGCCGCCTGATGTACTGCCGTGCCTCTGGCCGCCGCCCTCGCCAGCACGTCCGGGTCTGTGTCTCCATAGACTTTGCGTGAAAGGGGCTGCATCAAGGTCGTCACGCTCGGTATCTCGATGCCGTTCAGCTTGTAGGTGTGCGTTCCCTCCTCGAAGGTGAGTTCCGGGAACATCGGGATCTCCATGTGCTATTCCTCCTGTGCTACTTCGACGCTGACCCCGAAAAGATCGAGGAGCTTGTAGATCGTCATGTCCTCCAAGCACTCGGTATGGTATTTCTCGCCGTCGATATCTGCGTACTGGTCATCGGCGATGATGCCCTCACCGCAGCACCGGCACGTGTAGATAGCTCTCGGCTCCGGCTCATTCGGGCAGCCGTGAAGATGCGGGTAGGAGTGGCAGAACTCACACACAGGCCATCGCTCCTTTCAGGTTGATCGCCAGCCGCGTGTAGTAGTCGCGCAGCTCGTTTTCAAAGAGGATCGGCAGGTACTCCGTACCTTTTCCGTTGACCTCGCATTTCCTGACAGAGTAGTCCAAGACTTCTCCGGCCACATCTTCCGGGATCTCAAACCCCAGCCGTTCCTCTGCCGCCATCTTCGCTTTTGCCAGTTCTAAGAGGCGCATGCCATAAGCTCCTTTCTTTCAGCGGTCTTACTGTCGTTTCTGTTGACGAAAACTCCGATGTCCAATTTCTTCATGCCCCTGATTGCCTCGTTCAGCTCGGCCTCGGAGTGAATACCGAACTGCTCGGCCAGGGTCTTTCGCAGCCACTCAGCGTTTGCCATTGTCGCCACCGTTTGTGATCTTCCCGCAGATCAAGCGAAGCTCTCCAGCCGCCTTTATCAGCACGTCAAGGTAGCCCATGATCTCAGTCAGCCCGACCTGTTCCTCATCCGTGATCACGCCGTCAGCAGCTATGTTGATAAGCTGCCGCGTCACGTTCTCCACGTCTGTGTGCTGGAGCAAAGCCAAAAGCTGGAGCGTTTTCTGCTCAACCGAAGTCAGCTCCGGTGAAGGGATCGCCCGGCAGGTCCGCCCGATCGGGCACTCCTCGGTGCAGTACCAGACTTTCAGCTCCGGGGCGTTGTAGAGTTCAGCCATGAGGACGATCTTGTCAACGGGAATGACCTTGGTGACGCCGGTTTCATATTCGGCAAGGCTGGAAACCGAAACTCCAAGCAGCTCCGCAGCTCCTTCTCGGCTATACAGCCGGTCGTTGTACTTTGCGGCCTCTTTCCTGCACTTGAAGCACATATTCTCGCAGGCTTTTATAGCGTCTCTTCCCATTTTCTTGACCTCCTCGGTGCGGTACAATTTCCATGCAAGGCCGGAATATAACCAGACTTACCAAAACGGTAACTTTCGATCAAAAAAAATGACGTTGAACATCTCCGCGCTCAGTTCGAGCGCCTCGACAACCGCCACTTTTTCGTCGTCTGAGAAAGCAACTTCGCCGCTCTCTTTCTTGCAATAGGACTGGACGGATTTTCCTATCACATCTGCCATCTGCTCGGTGGATTTGCCCTTCCGCTTCCGAGCATATTCGAGTTCCAGACTGTTCAAGTCGCGCACCCCCTTTCTTCATCGTCATTCTAACTTACCGTAACGGTAATGTCAATAAAAAAATTATAATTACGGTAAGAAAAGTTTACTTGTCGGCAAGAATGTTATATTATCGGTAAGCTACCACTTAAAGGAGGTTTTATCATGTACGACAAGGCCACATTCGCAAAGCAGCTCCGTCTGCTCAAAGATCAGCGCGGTCTCAGCCAGAAGGAGATCGCCGACCGCCTCGATACCACCGAGGCCACCATTTCCCGGTACGTTTCCGGGGATCGCACACCTAACATCGAAACTGCCGTCGAGCTTGCGACTCTGCTTGGCGTCAGCATGGACACCCTCTGTGGGGTGGAGCCGCCTGCTGTCGAGAGACAGCCACCAGAGATCAACATTCTTATCAACTGCTACCTGCACGCCTCTGACGAGGATCGTCGAGTCATCTGGTCTTTTCTGAACCGCTATATGTCTGTGGAGCAAAAGACGGTCATCGCCCTCGTCATGTCCGAGGAAAAAGAGAGCGTCGGGTAAGCGGCAACATCGTCTACTATGACTTCTCAAGGAGGTAGCACTATGCAGAAGCAACGAACGGGTGACGAGCACATCACCTTCGACGGTATGCCGACCGGCCACATTCTCAGCGACTATTGGGCGTGGAGTTCCTCTGATCTTCTGAACAACACCCTGCGTGGGTCGTTCTGCGAGTTCATCGTGTCTGCTGCCCTCGGCGTGGATCTGACCGGCGTGAACGAGGACTGGACTCCCTACGACATTCTGGTTCCGGGATCACCGGACGTGCGTGTCGAGGTCAAAAGCAGCGCGTACCTGCAGGCATGGGAGCAGGGCAAGCTCTCCAACATTCAGTTCAGTATCCGGCCGACAAGGGCATGGTCGCCGCAGGCTGGCTTCGAGGATGAAGTCAAGCTGCAATCCGACGTCTATGTGTTCTGCCTCTACACCGTAACGGATCGTGCTGAGGCAGATCCTCTGGTGCTGGACGGGTGGGCATTCTATGTCGTGCCGACCAGCCGGATCGACACGCTATGTGGGCCGCAGAAAACAATCTCATTTCCCTCGCTCCTGATGCTGGAGCCGATCAAGGCTGACTACTCTGGCATCAAGGCTGCTGTTTTGGCGAGTATATGACAAAAAGGCAGCTCCAAATCGGAGTTGCCTTTCTTTCCATGTTCGGTGTGCCACCCAGAGCCTCTGGTTTGCTTTATTTTGCGTTTTGGGTGGCAGATGTAAAAGGATAAGGGGAAAGCTGGAAAGCCTTCCCGGTATCTTTTTGTCAAAAATCAATGGTCTATTTTGTTCATGTTGTATAGGAGATCACTATGGCAAAGAAACGACTGGCAGCGGCTCTGGACGAGAAGAAAGCCGCGATCTACAAGCGCGTTTCCACGCAGTACCAGGTTGACAGAGCAAGCCTCCCGGTGCAGGAATCGGAGCTGATAAACTACTGCAAGTACGCGCTCGGCATTGACAATTACGAGATCTTCGAGGACGCCGGGTACTCCGCGAAGAATACCGACCGGCCGGACTATCAGCGGATGATGGCGCGGATCAGGACAGGTGAGTTCACGCATCTGGTCGTTTGGAAGATCGACCGTATCAGCCGCAATCTGCTGGACTTTGCGGCCATGTACTCCGAGCTGAAAGATCTCGGCGTGACCTTCGTGTCGAAGAACGAGCAGTTCGACACCAGCAACGCGATGGGCGAGGCCATGCTGAAAATCATTCTGGTCTTTGCGGAGCTGGAGCGCAACATGACCTCGGAGCGTGTGACGCAGGTTCTCATGTCCAGGGCGAAGGATGGGATCTGGAACGGAGGCCGCCCGCCATACGCCTATTCCTACGACAAGCCCTCAAACACGTTCTCGGTCGTCGAGGACGAGAAGAAGGTCGTCCTGTTCGTCTACGACACCTACGAAGCCACAGAGTCCCTACTGCTGACCACCAAGGCCGTGAACGAAAAGGGCATCGTTTCCCGGAACGGCAAGCCGTGGAGCCCGACGACCATCCGAAATCTGCTTGCCAACCCGTTCTACTCCGGGACGCTGCGGTACAACTACCGAGACATCACGCGCTCCAAGACCGTCTACATCAAGCCGGAGGACGAGTGGGTGCTGGTCGAGGATCACCACGAGGCCATCGTCAGCAAGGAACGGCAGGCGCGCGTCATGTCCATTTTGGAGAGTAAGCGACGCGGCGGCGGCAAGCTCGGCCTGACCTATCAGCGAAAGAACGTCCACATCTTCGGTGGCCTGCTGAAATGCGGGTGCTGTGGCTCCAGCATGGTCTGCACCGTGGACACCAGAGAGAGAAAGAACGGCGTCAAGCCGTCGATCTACGCCTGCTCCCGGCGCCGCCGCTTCAACGATTGCCAGAACAAGTACATCACCGATCTGACCATCGGGCCGTTCATCTTCAACTTCATAGCGAACATGATAAAGGCGTCCAACAGTTTCGGTAAGACCACCAGCATGGACACCTTGCAGAAGAAGCTGCTCCGTGGCGAGGCGCTGGCCGACGTGGATCACATTGGCGAGGCTGGGCTGTCTGAGCTGTACAACCACTTCCGCAGCGGCTTCGATGGATCTCCGTTCGAGGCCACCAAGGTCGCGCAGGTCCAGGCCGCCACCGATCTGTCCGAGCGCGAGATCCTCTTGTCTGAGCGCCGCCGTCTGGATCGCGCCCTGAGTCGTCTCAAGACCCTCTACCTCTACAGCGAGGAGGCCATGGCTGAAAAAGACTACGTTCTGGAGAGGAAGGAACTGACCGACCGGCTGGAGGAAACGGATCAGCGTCTCTCGGAGCTGGACGCCCAGATCGCCGCGGCCACACCGATGTCTGACGAGGAGTTCATGGCGAAGGCAAGCTACTTCATTCTGTCGCAAGAATTGCAGGGCAAAAGGGAGGTCGATTACCCCAAATTCATAACCAACGCTGACCCTCAAATTCTCAAGAATTTCATCAAAAATGTTACGACAAACTTTTGTATAAAAAACGGCCGAGTGACCTCAATTCTGTTCAAAAACGGCATTGAGCTCCAATTTTTCTACAAACCGTCCAAGGATGACAAAAGCCCAGAAACCGCTTGATTTCTGGGCTTTTTCG